AACGCGGCAGCAATACAGTTGCCGACAAGCCCCCCCGCTGAGTCTGGACGCGACGATCCAAATATTGTTCCGACAACGCTGTCACCCTGTCCATTTTGCGGATCTCGAAGAGTGGAAATGAGCAGAACAAAGAAAAAAAACATCGTGCTGTGTAGAAACTGTGGTGGAAGAACGCGCGAAGCTTCAGATGATACAGAAGCCGCGCGAAGATGGAATGTCCGCGAATCGCTGTTCGAAACTATGCTAGAAATACGCGAGGAGATAGCCGCAATAAAGAAGGGGAGGTTACTGAAATGAAAAGGATTCTCGTTATCGTGACAATGATTCTGATCATGACACTTCCAGCCACAGCGGCGGACAAGCCAGATCCGGCGCTCGAAGCCTGGCAGCAGAAGGTGGACAAGGTCACGCTGGAGAAGGAAAACGCGATTCTCCGGATGCAGATCATGCAGATCAACCACCAGCAGCAGCAGGACATCTTTCAGCAGAAAGAGAAGGAACTGAAAGCCCTTCAGGCCGTCAAGCCGGGGAAGAAGGACGAGAAGAAGAAGGAGAAGTGACCATGTCGACACAGAAAGGAATCATCGACAAAGCGGCCGACCAGTGCGTGAGGGCGATTCTCTACGACGGGGCCATCAAGGCGACGAAATACATCAGCGATAGGCTGACCGTGAAGGCGACCCGTATTCTTTACAAGAAGAGCAATCTTAGCCCGAGGGCTATCGAGATCCGCCTGACAGCTGGACGCCCGAACTACTTGGAGCGCAGATTCATCAAGGTGCTGGGAAAGGCCGGGGAAAAGTTCCCGGTGAAGAAAGTCCAGTTGAAGATGCCGAAGTGAGGCCCCGATGATCTCCATTCCCACGAACGACCAGAGCGCGGCCCTGAGCATCCTGTCCTCGATTGCCCGGTTCTCGACGCTTCCCGAGACACTGGGGATGATGGAGTGGCTGAAATCGGAACTGGAAAGGCTGGACGCGGCAAACCGGATCGAACTGGATAAAGACATCATGAGGCAACGGCAGGGAGCCTGCCAGACACTTGAAAAACTGCTTGAACTGACGGCAACCGCCGACAAGACGGCGGACAAGATTAGGGCAAATCAACGGAAACCGTAGGAGGGAGTCAGGCTGCACGCTATTCTCCCCCAAATATAGCGGTTCAGGAGCAACACAATGAGATATGAAGAATTTACCGTCGAAAATCTGACCGTCGGGTCGATCTTTAACAAGTATGGCAACCTGATCACCCCGGGCTGCAACCCCTCCGGAGGCCTCGACTACTTCGTCGACGGAAACAAATCCGTCAATGGGACCGATGGCCTGAGCTGGGGAAGGGCATACAACACCCTGGCCACGGCAATCGCAGCGAGCGACATCAGCATCGCGGCCACCCGCAACCGCTGGTGGGCTCGGCGCAACCGGATCTTCGTCGTCGGCGATGCACTCAGCGAAAACCTCGTCAAGTTCCCGACCAAGTGCGACGTGATCGGCCTCGGGTCCTACGACGGTTTCACCCGGGCGGGCCTCTCCGGGCGGCACCTTCCGGTTGGCGAATCCTACGGGACGCGGTTCTTCAACATCCACTTCAAGTCCCTTGCCCACGCTTCCCCGATCATCACCCTGACCAACGCGGCAGCCGGCCCGCAGTTCCGCGGCTGCATGTTCGACGGCACCCTCGGCACCATGACGAGCGCGATCCTCTCGACGGCTTGCCCGTTCCTGGTTGTCGACGACTGCGATTTCATGGGCACGTTCGTCACTTCCTACATCACCTTTGGAGCCGGCGAGGCTGGCGGGACGCAGATCACCAGAAACAGGATGCTCGGCACGGCGGCAAAGGGCATCGTCGCTCCTGGCACCACCACGGCTTCCTGGATGCCGCTCATTCAGGACAACGTGATCAGGGCGACCGGCATGCCGATCGACGAAGATGCAGGCGTTTTCTACGTTGTCAATAACCGCCTCATCACGGACATCAACATCGGCACCACGACAGACGGGTTCGATTTCAGCCTCGCTCTTTCCTGCGGGAACATCATGACCGGTCTTAATGGCGTGGCGACAACCGTTCCGTTCGCAGTAATTGCAGAATAACGAAAGGTGAGATTTTTCCTATGTAAAAACCAGGGCTTCCCGGACGGTCGGCCAACCTGACGGGAACGCAAGAAGGACCGAAGGCGCAGACCGAAAGGCGCGCTGAGGAATAAAAACAACAGGGGAGACGCCCAGGCGCCCCCGAAAAGGAGTGACACCATGGCAGTACCAGCTCAAGTGCAGGCTCGGGCAGACAAGGCGGACGAGCTTCTGAAGCAGGCCTCCGACTCGGAGAAACCCGCTCAGGCAGATCCCCCTAAACCCGAAGACCGGGACGCGAAACCGCCCGCACAGGAAACGGTTGAAGGTCTGAAACAGCAGTTGGCTACCCTTCAAGGAAAGTACAACGCGGAGATTGTTGCTCTCAAAGAAGACGTGAATATTCTCAGCGACCTCAAGCACTCTCTTAAACAGCGCGATCGAAAGATCCAGGACCTCCTCGGCCAACTCCAGGATGCCAACGGCAAACTGAACGAGGCCAACACGCTCATCGGAGACCTGCAAAAGCGGATCGCCGAGCCGGCAGACGACGTAAAATCCGTTCTGTCCGCTCTTTCCGAAGAGGACCAGGAGTATTTGAGGGGCGAGGGGTTCGACGAGAAGATCGTCGGGATTATCGCCAAGGCCCTCCAAAAGAAGGAACCGCCCCGCCAGAACGCCGACGAAGTTGCCCGGCTCAGGAAAGACATCGAGCAACAGAAGATCGACACGTTCTGGAAAGAACTCAGGGAGAAGGTTCCGGATTGGGACTCGATCAACGCGAGCGATGCGTTTTTGGACTGGCTCGACGAGAGGCTTCCTTACAGCTCAGAGACGCGCCTTACCCGTCTCAAGGCGGCACAGGCGATATCCGACTACACGACGGTGATCCAGATGTTCAACGACTTCAAGAGCGCAAATCCCGCAAAGGAGAATAAACCGGAGCACCGGATCGACCCTGCCAAGCAGATCGAACCGGATAGTTCCGTTGCCCATCAGCCCCCCGCAGACGGAAAGGAAACACCGGCGGGGAAAACGTACACGCGGAAAGAGATCGAAACATTTTACAAGGAATTCGCCCTCGCGTCCGCAAAAGGAAAGGCCACGGAGGAGATGAAAAAAATCGACGCGGACATTCTTCTTGCCAACCACGAGGGCAGAATCCAAGGATAAACCCGGGTCTGACGAGAGAGATCGGGGGCCGCCGACTCGGCCCCCGGCCCGGTAAGTACCTAGTCGGAGGGAAGCCATGAAAAAGGAGACACACCATGGCTTACCCCGTTGCATCGGGTCTCACGACCCATTCCGGTATTCTCACGCCTAACCGTTAATTTTTGGGCGTGTAAAACCGCTTCTGAAAAACTGGAACCGGACTTAGGGTGCCGGAACCAGAGGGAACAGCTAAAAAACAACACGCGCAGTTCAGGAGAAACCTATGAAGCGCTTAAGTTGGAAGTACATGGCAGGACTTGTAGATGGAGAAGGATGTATCGATGCAAATCTGTTCAGAGATAAGCGTTATGAGCATTTACCTCTATACATTCGGCCAAGGATCAGAGTGACTATGGTAGCCAGCAGCCTTTACATACTTGAGATGTTTAAAGCGAATCATGGGGGGACCCTTGATTTGCGGAAGAGTGATAATCCCAAGTGGCAAAGCTCCTGGACCTGGACGCTCGAAGGATCGAAACTCCGGCCGTTTCTCCAGAATATAGCCAACCATCTGTACCTCAAGAAGGAACAGGCGTTGCTGGCTATATGGATACAAGATCATCTGAGAAGAAGAGGCATGCAGTTTGCGGAGCCCCCCAAACAGTGCGCCAGCCAAGAGATGAAAGCCATGAAAACTGACCCGCAACGACTAAGTGAAGCGGCAATTCGCAAGATCGTACAGTGTGAAGGATATTCCTTTTGGTCTTCCCATGGCGATGCCTGCAAGAAATGCGGAACATCGGAAGAACCCCATGAAGCCAAGGGATATTGCAGGCGTTGTTACGATCTGATCAGAAAAGCGAGTTGATGCGATAGTCTGGCTATTCCGAGGAATAGTAGGAAATTTGGGCAGGTAAAACTCTACAGAAGTTCTATACGGCGACCGTGTTCGCCGCCATCAGTAACACGGAATTTGAGGGTGAAATCAAGCAGATGGGCGATACGGTTCACATCATCACCGTGCCCGACATGGTAGTCAGAGATTACGTTATCGGCCAGAAGCTCGTGCGGGATCGCCCGAATTCCAGCAAAGTCGACCTCCTCATCGATCAGGGAAAGTATTACTCATTCGTTGTCAACAGGGTCGAGAAAAAGCAGGCCGCAATCAATTACGTCGATAAGTGGACGGACGATGCCGGCCAGCAGATGAAGATAGCGGTAGACTATTCGATCCTGTCTTCCGTCTACGCCGACGCCCACGCATCGAACAAGGGCAATTCGGCCGGCGTTAAGTCCGGCGCGCTCTCGTTCGGGGCATCCGGAAACTTCATCAGCCTCGATAAGACCAACATCCTCGACTACATCGTCGATATGGGGACCGCTCTGGACGAGCAGAACGTTCCCGAAACGCAGCGCTGGATCGTATTCCCGGCGATTTTCTGCGGGATGATCAAGAAGTCGGACCTTAAGGATGCATCCCTCTCCGGCGACGGCTCCTCGATGATGAGGAACGGCCGCATCGGCATCATCGACCGCTTCCCGGTCTTCAGCTCGAACCAGGTCGCAACCTCTACCGACGGCACGACCACGGTGCATAACTGCATCTTCGGCCATGTGTCGGCCATCACGTTTGCCTCGCAGCTCATCGAAAACCGCGTCATCCCCAACCCGGACGACTTCGGGGATGTCATGGAAGGCCTCCAGGTTTACGGCTTCGAGACCATTAAACCGGAAGCTCTCGGTCATTTCTACGCGACCAAGGGATAACCCCATAACCCCGGACCGGTAATTAGGCCGGTCCGGGACCCCAGCATTAAAGGAGAATAAGCATGAGCACTTACAACAGCACGAAAGGGGATACCCGTGTAGCCGCGATGGATTACGGACAGCTTTTCGTGGCGCGAATCCCCATTGTGGTGTCGGAAATCATCGCCGCCCACGAGACCTTAACCACAAACGGCTACATCACGATCGCGGATATTATCCAGCTCTGGGATGTCCCGAAAGCGGCTATCCTGCTTCCCGGCCTCGGATCGTTTAAGACCGTCGTAGCAGGAACGGCAAGCGCAACGGGAGATATCGGCATCGCGGGAAGCACCGAGATTTTCAACGCCACCGCTCTCGACGGCGCGGCGGGAACCATTGCCTTCGTTGCCGACGACGCGACGTGGGGAACCGACAACTACGGCGGGTACGATTTCGAAGCTACCGACACCATCGACTTCACTGTCCGTGCGGCAAACCTTGCGGCGGGGTCGTTCCTTCTGTTCCTGCCCGGCTACATGGCGGAGTAGTCAACGTTTCCATAAACCGCTCCGGGCGCGAACGCCCGGAGCATTAAACGACAACAGGAGGTTTGAATCATGGCGCTGGACCCGAAAGGAAAATACCTGATTCAGGATGGAGGACACATCTATCCATGGACGAAGCAACTGGCAACGAGAAAGGACATGAGACCCTACGATCCCGAGAATAAGGGGTTAGCCTTTGAGCCCACGGCCGACGAGAAGCGGGTGCCGATCGAGCTTCAGGGGAAGAGCTTCATGGTAGAGGCTTCACTCCATGCGGTCCTCACCGAGATGGGCGGGGTGCTGGTTAAGATGCAAGCCGAGAACAAGGAGTTGAAGGAGAAAGCGGAGTCCTTCGACGCCTTCAAGGAACGCCTGGAGACTGATAACCTCGATCTCCAGGAACAGCTTGAGAAGGCCAAGTCCGAACTCGAACCCTTCACGAAGGTCAACGGGCCCTCAGAAGCCCAGCCGGATAAGAAAGGCAGGAAGTAAGTGGGAACGATCCTCGCCAGCGACATTTTTTCCGAGTGCGACGGGGTCCTTCTGGATGCCGACAAGGTGCGATGGACGGATGCCGAAAAGCTCCGCTACCTCAATGCAGGCCAGCGGCAGGCTGTAATTTTCAAGCCCGACGTCTACACCCTGAGCGAGACCTACAAGCTCGCAGCCGGAACCAGGCAGAGCGTTCCGGACGGGACCTCGGCGTTCCAAACCCCGGCAGGCGTTACCATCAAGGAGTGCGTCCAGTTACTCAGGCTGGTCCGCAACATGGGCGTTACAGGCCTTGTGGCGGGGCCTGCGATAACTCCGGTAGGAATGGACTTTCTGGACGCCTACAATCCGGACTGGCACTCGGCTACCGCCAATGCCATCGTGAAACACTACGTTTACAACGAAGAGGACACCCGGCACTTTTACGTCACTCCCCCGCAACCGGCGGCATCTCAGGGGTATGTGGAGGCCGTCTTTTCCGCCGTTCCCGACAATGTTGCCGCCCTGGCGGGGCCGAGTTACGCAGTGGCAATATCGATTTCCGACGTCTATAAGGACACCTTGGTCAACTTCATCCTGTTTCGCTGCTACGCGAAGGACGCGGCGTTTTCTCCCTTTAATGCGGCCAGAGCGACGGAATACTGGAATCTCTTTGTCCTTGGACTCGAACGAAAAGATCTGGTGAGGCGGGAGTACAGCCCGAACCAAAAGCGGCCCAACCCGTCAACGGAGTGAAGGAGAATATTATGAAAAAGATCGTCTTTGTTGTGGCATTGGCCGTTTTTATGATGGCGATTACCCCCGCCTTCGCGGATAACACGCTCTCGTCTGTGACGGGAGTGGCTACCGCTACCACCGCTACCTTCAACATTCGCGGCAACCAGGGGGCGGCCCAAATCTTCCTGAAATACGGCAAAGGGGACGGGACCAGCGTTGCCGTCTCATCCATTGAATTCGTCATCCCGCAACTCGGCTCGACGCTTTACAAGGTGCCTGCCTCGGCCACCTCCGGTACTACTCTCGGCAACTACACCCTGACGTTGAGCGCAACCGGGAATTACATCGTCACCATGGCATACGTCCCGAGGGAAGCGACAAGCATGAAGATCACGATCGCTTTCACCGGAGGGACAACTCAGACCTTGCAGCTCGACGCCAAGGTCGACGTGAACTAGGGGTAAAAAAATGAAAAAGTCACTCCTTGCAATCGTTATCGCTCTATTCATGGCTGTCCCCGCCTTTTCCGTTGGCCCTCCGGGATCGGGTGGCGTATCGTCCGGCATCCAGACGGCCGCAGATTGTAACGTAGCCGCATATTACGCCATAGGCACTCTATGCCAGCAGACCGGAGATGGAAAGCTCTTCAAGGGCACCGGGGCTGCCGTGGAGGAGATTACGGCCGGAGTTGGTATAGCGGCCGATGGCTCCGTGCCGTTCACCGGAAAAGAAACATTCGGAGCAGGTCTTGCAACGAAAAACGGGACGACATCGCCTGGATTCATAGACTTCTACGAGGACGGGGACGAGGCGGGCAGTCATTATTTCAGGCTCTACGGACCGGAAGCCCTGGCCGATAGCATCTTCATTAAGCTTCCTGCCATGGCGGGGAATACAGGCGGGATGCTCTATTTCAGTGCAGCCAATACCCTCTCCATTGCGGATGCAGGAGCGCAGGGGAAGATATGGCAGATGGGAGCGGCTATCCCCGCATGGTCTACAGGGGTACTCACTGAAGGTGCAAACACCTTTAATTACACCCTCGGCACGGCCTCCCTCGACGTAGCCGCGGGAGCAGCGCTGAACATCGATACTTCTTTGCAGACTACCACGGGAGCCATTATTTTAGTGGGACAGGCTGGAGGATCGAGTGTCACGGTTCCAGCTTCCGGCACCCTTGCCACCACAACCTACGTCCCCACCACCATCACCGTAGCCGACACGGCCGACACCACTACCTTTGTCTCCTTGTTTGAAGACGCTACGGGAGATAGAGGACCCAAGACAGACGCCGGGATCACCTACAACGCATCTTCCGGCATGCTGACCGTCACGGGCCTGACCACTGGCGCGGGCGGGATCACCACGGCGTCTTCCGACTCTCCGACCGACTCCTTCCTTGACACTCAGGCCCCCGGTGCGGACAAGGAGATTGCAAAGATCGTCGGCGGTTATGTGGATGGGGCCGATGGGGCAGAGAACGGCACGCTTGACCTTTACGCTCATGAGGCAGGAACATCTACCTCGTATGCGACAATCGATGGGAAGAACGTAAAATTCAAGATAAACAAGAAGCTGGAAACGGTAGGGGTCATCGAACTCGGCCACGCCTCGGATACGACGCTTGCAAGAGTGAGTCCTGGAGTGGTGAGCATCGAGACCGTAAACGTCGTCACGGTTTCCTCCACAGACACCCTGACCAACAAGACCTTAACTGCCCCTCTTGCCACCCTTCCCCGCGTGGATGGAAAGACGGCATTAACTTTGACCGCAGCGCAGGTGTCGGGAACGGTGATTCGCAATACCGGGCAGTCGCTTGCGGACGTAAACCATACCCTACCTCAGGCCGCAGCGGGCTACAACTTCATCGCCTTTGTCGGCACGACGCTTGCCGCGACGAACTACTGGAGATTCACTGCCGACAACTCCCCTCAAGACTATATGTGCCTGGACGGGACGTGTGGAAAGACTTATGTGAGCGTAGACACCCCGACGATGGGAGATACGCTGACTTGCTACACGGAACAGATGTCGGGTACGGGCCTTAAGAATGAAGCCGATCTTGGGATCGGAACAACTGCTAACACAAGCGTCAAGAATACGGTAGCGGTGGAGTTCGATATCGCTGGGACCGGATACTCGAAAGCGGTTGCCGAGACCGCGCCGGGTAACGATACGATTCCCCAGAACAAATACGGTGCTGTGGCCTTCGACATCGGTGCGAACGGAACGATTGACGCCATAGAAGCTACCGCCAACGCGACGGGTTATAACTCTGCCGCCCTTGCCATTGAAGGCATCCCCGCAGTAGAGGCTGCCCATACGCGACTCGGCACCGTTACGGCCATGAGCACGGAAGCGGGAGGATTTGTTTTCGGGACGACGGCCCTTAACGCAGCTAACACAACCGTAGCCTATACCGATGCAGCGATCTATACGCCTTCCTTCGGATGGGTCTGTATCACCGGTAAGGGCACCTGGACGACGAACTAGGAGCACGCCATGAAGAAATTCATTCTGCTGTTCTTGCTGATTCCCTCGCTATGCTTTGCCGTTGAGCCTATCGACTTTAGCAAGTCCATCGCCATGAGCCCCGCTATTCTTGGAGGAAGCGGGGGAGGGCCGGCGGCGGCTGGATGCAACCCGGCTACCAACGAGGTAGGCAATAGAGCTACGGAGTTAACGTCGCAGTCCTGTGCAGCAGATATTGCGATGTGTTTCCTTTCGACTGCCGATTGCTCTGGAGATTTGGACACTGCGTATGTCTACGGCAGCGCCGCAAGTGGCGACGCGAGTGTGAAGGTATGTGTATACTCCTCAGACGGGGGTAATCCCGGTTCCGGCGATCTAAAGATCGGATGCTCTGGAGGGATTGCTGAATCGGGTGGTGCTGGGTGGAAATCGGGAGTGATGGACGGCGGGAGTGTCATCGCATCATCTAGCTATTGGGTGTGTCTGTTTGTTTCTACCACGGAAGCGTGGTCAGCGGTGAGAAACTCCACGGGTACGCTTTGGTATCAAGCCACGTCAGGAGCATACGACACTCCCCCCGCCAATCTCAGCTCAGTGACTAACAGCATAGCATGGGCACCGCTATCACTTTATGTGACGATTAAATGAAGAAACTACTAATCGTCATTGCGATCCTTGTCTTGGCAGGAAATGCCCTTGCGGCAGATCGTCACGTCGGCTCCGGGCAGACCTACTCCACTATTGGAGAGGCCGTTACCGCAGCGTCGAATAGTGACAACATCATCATTCACGCAGGGACTTATGCAGAAAATGTAGACACGGGAGGAAAAACCGGCCTGACGTTCATCAACAATACCGGGGACGCTCCTATTGTTCAGGGTAGATTTTCCGTCGACAACAACACAACGATTGACGGGCTAAAAATAACCGGATGGACCGAAGCTTATCATGGCATAGATGGTTATCAAGTTACGGGGGTGACGGTAAGAAACTGCGAAATATACGCAGGGGGAGACTCGGGGTCTGCTTCGGGCGTCTACTTCCGGCAGAGCACGAAAATCCTGATCGACAACTGCATAATTCATGCTGGGATTAAGGGCGTCACTATAGTTTCCGGTGATTCTACCGACGCCACTTATGCAAACGGGACCATCATCAGAAACAGCTTCATTTACGACAACTTTGTGGACGGAGTCAATATCCACGGGCAGTATTTCACGATCAGCGGCAACCAGATTTATAACAACATGGATTCTAATTTTGCCGATAATCACCCTGACGGAATAGCGTTCATACGGGCGATTATTCCCGTAGACGGTTTCTATGGGGTGTCCTTCGCTAAGATTTCCAAGAATAAAATATACAATCACACGCAGAACATCTTCTCCGAAAATGTGACCGGGGGAGAGGAAGCCAACGAACAGGAAATATATATCACCGAAAACGTAATTTTCAATGCCAGCAGCGGAACCGTCAACGGCGTGGATATGAGTACGTTCGGGTCAAGGAACTTTTCCATGACAAACGGCGTGAACGGGCTTTACTTTTACGGAAATACAATAGGTCACGCGGGGGGGATGTCTATAGATTTCGAGGACGGGAAGAACGGAACTTACCACTTCAAAAACAATATCTTCGTCACCACCGGAGAACACATCTCTCTCAATGTTTCCGACATGGATGATTTTTCAGCGGGAGAGTTTGATTATAACCTCTACGACATCGGCAGCAAATTTGTTTACGCAGACGGAACTTATTACGACACCCTAACCACTTTTCAGGCTGCCTACGCCATGCAGGAAACTCACGGGCAGAGTGGAACGGCTGGAATCAATGCATTTCCGACCCCGACTCCAACAGGTGCAGGGGTTTTATGCGTCAACAACGGTGCTACTCTCGGGGCACCCTATAACACGGATATTATCGGAACATCAAGGCCCCAAGGTGCAGCATGGGACATCGGAGCCTATGAATACTACGAACAGGGCAGCATCCACGGCATCACGTCTATGGGAGTGAGTAAAAAATGACCTTCAACGATATAGAAGACTACTCCATGTTTGGAATACCTTTACCCGCCTTCATTCTCGGTCTCATGTGGATTGAAGGAACAATCTGGATTACTCGACAGTTTCTGATAGCTCATACTCAAATGTATCAAGGAGACGATGATGGAGAATGAAAGCAGAAACGACACTGCGCGCAATGTTCTCGGCTGGACTGCTGGACTGCTAGCCCTCATATTGGTTGCCTACTTTACCGTTCGCTACCAGTCATCTACAGAACTGGACAGGGCCGTGATAGATAGGCTTAACTCTCACGAGGTGCGGATTACCAGCACCGAAACGTGCCTAAAGTACATGAGCAATGACATCTCCGAGATCAAGGAGATGACAAAGGAGATTCGGAACGAACAGAAGAGGCGGGAGAGGCAAGGGAGGTAACAGATGCGCGGCGAGCACAAACAGCTATTCCTCGATCTTTCCGAAGCGCAGATCATGGCTCTGTGTATCTGGGCCGAGGCAAGAGGCGAGGGGATGGAGGGCTGTATTGCCGTGGGGTCGGTTATCCTGAACCGCGTCGATCATCGAAAGTGGGATGGCGAGACGGTCCACGAAGTCATCATGAAGCCCTGGCAGTTCTCGTGGCTCAACTCGTGCCCCCCGCAGAGCTACACGGACCCGCAGTATGAAACGTGTGTAGAGATCGCAAGGAACTTCGAAGGGGCATACCATGAGAAGCCGACTCTTTTCGTAGCGTACGAAATCGCCCGGAATATGCTAGATGGAACGATCAAGCGAAACGTTCCATCGCTGGAATATCACACGATAGACGTCCATCCGGAGTGGGCAAAGCGGTTAAAGGTTCACAGGGTCATTGGCAGGCATACCTTTTACGAAGCATAGGAGGAAGTCATGAATCGAAAGAACACAGCGGCAATCGTAGCAATCCTGATGCTCATTTGCATCGGGTGCGCTCTCAATTCAACGGCACTCAAGCCCCAACAGGAAATGCTCACGAGGTTCGAGGCGTTCTATCTGAGTCAGAGCAATGACTACATGGTCCAGGTGGCCAAGCCGAATCTCACGGAAGCCCAGAAGGATGTACTGAGACAGAAGAGGGAAATTCTCGTCGAGGCGCAGCCCCTCATTATTGTCTATGGGGAAATCGTCATGCAGGGAGGCACTCCATCGGTAGCTCAGGAGCAAGCCATTATCGCATTACTTAATCGAATAGGAGGTGGATTCTAATGAACCCCGAAACCGCTGCAATTCTGGTCGAAGTGGCAAAGGCTTTCGTCATTGTCGGTTTTACACAACTCCGAATGGCGGGAATGAAAGACGATGAAATCCTGAAATATGCGGCAGACGTTCACGCTCTCTTCATGAGTCTGCCGCCTGCAACGAATCTTCCAGAAGTGCCGAAGTGAAAAATACGGGGAGGTGATGCCGTGAAGTATATTGTCTATCTCTTGATCTGGATGAATTGCTCGTGCCCGTCAAACAGCGGCATCTATACTCCGGTCACGGAAACAATATATGAGATGCCGCATTATAGTAAAGCTTCATGCGCTGCCCAGATAAAATACATGGACTCGCTCGACTTACTTCTTGACCAGATGGCGAAGGAGCAGAATATCTATGGACTCGTCCAGTCTGGCACAGTTCCCGATAGAATATACAAAATCACCCTGAGAGACGGGAAAGTCATCGATAGCACTCCGGTCGATATCGAGCCTGTCATCGAGCGAAGCAAGAAGTGGGTCGAAGAAGAAAAAGAAACCATCAAAGGCTTCAAGGTGAAGTGATGAAGAAACTTACCGACCAAATCAAACGTCTCTGGCTCCTCGTGAGGGGCAAGTGGAAGTGGGGGTGGCGTTAATGCCGTACCTGTCGGGAAACATGAAGGCTGAGGAAGTAGGACCGGAGGACTGGGCCTTGCTGGAAGACATCCACTACCAGAGGCCCAACGGCGACATCGTCACGACCCCGAAAGGATCTCGCTCCGATGGATGCTCCGTGCCCTCGGCATTGCCTCTTGCCTATGCTCTGCTTAAAAAGTACGGACGTAAGGCGGGCTTCGGGCATGACAGGGGGTATAGGACGGGAAAACTCATTATCAATGGCGTGGAGGTCGAGGCATCGAAGAGGCTCATCGACGAAATTTTCTATGAGTCCCTACACGACGATCCGTGGGTTCCCAAAAGCGCGGTAGAGGTCATGTATAGAGCGGTAGTCGTGTTCGGCTACTCAAGTTATCAAGGAAAGAAAGAATCGCCGGATGGCACAGGAGCAATGACATGATTAAATTCGATTTCAACGAAGGAATGGCAATGATTGTACTTGGAGGAATCGCCTGCGGTGCTATGTATTTTCTGGGAGATGCCGGAAAGGACATCGTCCTGACGGTCGCCGCTGGAGTCGTCGGCTATATCAGCCGGGGTGCCAAAGAAGCGGATGAGAAACCCGAAGAAAAGCGACTTGTGATCGGGACGAAAGAAAACCCGATCATCCTCAAGGACGAAGTGAAGGAGTAGAGCAGTGGCAACCAACCTTACCGAGATCTCCAGGCGTGTAGCCCCTGACGTCATGGGATGCCCTAACGTCTTGGTCGACGAGGCCGTCCTTCGGACCCTCGTCAAGTTCTGCGAGGAAACGCAGATCCTTGAGAAAGCCTTCGAGCACGACGTGCTGGCAACGGATGTCGTAGCCGCAGACAACGATTCGGTGAGCGTGAATCTCGCCACTTACCTTACGGATGGTCGGCCGATCCTGCTCACGGAGTTCAGGATTGACGGGGTAGCTTGGGACGCACAGGAGATCAAACTGCTGAACGACCAGGACGACCTTGACGAAATCGCCATATCGGGAACCAAGTTTTTCACCTGGCCGGATACAACACACATTAAGTTCTATGGCATCGAGGCCGAGGCGCAGCGGTTTTACATAAAACAGATATTCGTCCCCCTGGATACCGCCACGACTGTCGACGACGATATTTATTACAGATACCGGGACGCGATTGCGGCGGGGGCGCGGGCTCGACTCATGTTCATGCCGAAAAAGGACTGGACCGACCCGGTGATGGCAACCAGATACCTCGCCGATTATAATGACGGCGTGGCCGGAGCGAAGATCAAGCAGAGCCACGGAATGACGAGACGCAGCCAGAGCGTGAAATCTCTGAGGTTTTTCTAATGCTGATCCGGCATAACTTCTTTTCGGGAGAGCGTCCCAGAGTGGCAACCCACCTCTCGAAGGACTACGAGGCGCAGGTTGCGGAGAACTGCGACCTTTCCCGCGGCGACCTGCGGCCCTTCCTGGAAAGCGCCCGCACGCTTAACCTGGCAACGGCCGGCACCCTCAAGACGCTCTATCTGTGGAAGAAGTCGGGAACCGACGAGTGGATCTACCGGGCAGAAGAATTGGACTTTGCCCGCAGCCCGATTGCCGGGGAAGCCAATGACCGGGTTTATTTCACTGGAATGAGCGAACCCCGGGTGCTCACCTCTAGCATCCTGAGCGCTACTTTCGATTTCACGACCGATTATTACAAGCTGGGAGTCCCGGCTCCGGCGGCGGCGCTATCCTCGTTGACCGGGTACACCGGTGGCGGATCGGGATATCGGGCCTATATTTACACCTATGTTGTCAAGCTAGGAAGCACGAATGCGGAAGAAGGGCAGAATTCGCCCATCATTTCAATATCCGATTACACCTCCGGAGATGTCACGCTATCCGGGTTCACGTCTCCCCCGACCGGCCGGTCCATCGGAAAGATTAGGATTTACAGAACGGCAGGGGCCACGTCGGGAGTCGGTGAATTCCTCTTTGTCGGGGAGTTCGACACCGCAGGGGTCAATTTCGCCACCTACACATTCACGGACGATGTAGCGGATTCCGCCCTCGGGGAAGCTTTCACCTGCGAGGATTGGGCCCCTCCTCCCGCAACTCTCGCGGGATTGATCGCCCCCGATGGCGGATCTTTGGCCGGGTTCGTCGGCAACCGGGTCTATGTCTCGGAACCGTTCCTTCCTCATGCATGGCCGTATTCCTATCCGGTTGACTCCACAATCGTCGGGTTGGGACACATCGGAGGAACCATCGTCGTCACTACAGACGAGACTATTTATCTTCTCTCGGGTCCTGCCGATGCCATGAGCACCACAAAAATCACCGGTCGGTATCCTTGTCTTTCGAAGGCAGGAATTGTTTCCTGCGAACTCGGGGTGCTCTTTCCTTCCGAAGAGGGAATCGTACAGGTAACGCTCGACGGCCCGAAACTCTACTCCTACGAGTATTTCACGGGGAAGCAATACTACAGTAATTATAGCCCCACGACGATCCGTGCCGTCGATTTCAAAGGTTATTATTTCGCTTTCCACAGTAGCGGCTGCTTCATGATCAATACCAGGGATATGTCGCTGTGCCGGATCACGACCTATCCAAACGCGGCCGCTCCCCACGTTTCCCTTGTGGATAACCACCTGTATTTCATCTCGCAGGACAGCGAAGGCGTTAACGCCATTTACGAATTCGAGGGGGAAACGGAATCTTATAGGCTATACCGATGGCGCTCCAAAGAGTTCATCTTGGGAGCCATTACGAATATGTCTGCTGCGCGGGTGATCCGGGATGTTTCGGAGTACGGGGAGGAAAACGAAGACCTTGGAGAAGACGCTGTTGAAGCCACGCTGAACGAGTACGCCCTCAATGATGGCGCGCTGAATGGAGATGGGACGTTAAAAACCTATTTCGGAGCGACGTTCAAATTTTACGCAGACGGAAAGTTGATCCTCACGAAAACCATATCGGACGACGATGCTTTCCGCCTTCCGGGCACAAACATATACAGAAGGTGCTACTTCGAAGTAAGCGGGGATGTTCCGATTGTCGATGTGGCCATTGCAACTTCCCTGGAGGAACTCGATGCCGCTACTTAGGCCCAAGAGATTCGGAAAGCTTCCCGACGGTATTACGCCTTATCACCGGGATTTTCTCCAATGGGTGAAGGAATCGCTCGAAATCCTGACCGGGGCGAAACGTTCCCAGCTTGATACGACGAACCCGCCTCGAAGCCAGGCCGTGACCTTTGGAGATCTCCAGCTCGCTCCGGTATATGCGGACAACGCAGCCGCAGTCGAGGCGGGCCTCAAGCCGGGGGACATCTACCGCACGGGGGATGCCCTGAAAGTGGTTCACACATAGGGAAAGAACGTGAAGGAATACAAGCTTTTATCATACACCGCCGTTGACGGGATACCGACATTCACGGATTCCTTCATCCGGGGCCTCTTCGAGCGGATGGCGAAAGAGGATCTTGTGGAGCGGGTGTTCTACGACGGAGCCGTTACCACATCGGACGATTTTCTGCGTATGATGAAGTTCAATCAAAACAGTCTGTTCGTGATAGAATTCAAAGGCGAAATCGCAGGTATCTGCTGGCTTAACAACTTTTCGTCCAGGCGGGGAGAGTTCCACTTCTGCTTCTTCGATAACCTTCGCGGCGCGGATGCCGTTGCGGTAGGGAGGGGCATCGTATGCGATTTACTCTACATGGAGGATTCGGCAGGAAATCCGATCTTCGATCTTCTCTATGGCATGACTGAGGTTGAGAACAAACCCGCCCGGATATGGTGCAGACACATGGGGTTCGAATACATGGGTGTTATCCCCTCGTTCGTCTACAACGCCGGGCTTCAGAAAAGCGTACCTGCTCACTTCTGGTATGTTGAAAGGGGGAACTATGGGCGGTAAAGGCGGAAGCACGACGACGACGCAGAACACTTACGATCCGGTGGCATCGGCAAAGATGGCGGAGATTGCCGAGCGAGAGCAGGTCATGGCCGAAGATCAATGGGATATGTATAAAAAGTATTTTCAGGATTACGAGATCTCGGTCGCTGCGGCCAATAAGGACCTTCTCCCCTACATGACCGGTTCGACGAAGGAGCAACTCAAGTACCAGGAAGAGGCTGCGGCGGGGAACCGGGCATTGCTCCCGGCAGCCACGGCCCTGAACAAGGCGGAGCTTGAAGGGCAGAAACCGGCAGCCGAGAAGTTTTACAAGGAAGCCCTGGAGGGCGTCGACGTTGGGGAAAGGATGGATTCGGCATCCAGCGAGGTCAAGGCCGCGGCGAAGCTCGGAGAGTCCATGAGGCGCCGTGAGGCTTCACGATACGGCATCGACCCTGGAAGCTCGACTTTCGGAAACGCCGTAAACAAGGCGGCCCTCGACACGTCGAAGACGATTGCGGGGGCTCGGACGGCGGCCAAGAACCAGGCCGAGCAAGAAAATTTCCAGCGGCTTGGAATCGCCCTCAATAAGAACGTGAGCCCGGTTGTAGGACAGGGGGCAGCGACAACCGTAAATAATGCAGATCCGTACGCCAGGGCGGCGGGGTCGTACAGCGGAGCGGCGGCAACCTATGCTCCACTTGCAACGCGGGTGCTTTCCTCGACAAAAACGGAAGATAGTAGCGGCGGATTCTGGAACTTCGCAGGGAACGCCGCAGGGATGGCAACGGGAGCTTTCACGGGCGGGTTATTCGGAACCCTCGGCGCAAAAGTGGCGAAGGGTTAAGGGAGAATTATTATGGCTGATTTCTGGGATAGCGCAACCAGGGGATTCAATACAGGCGTCGTGCTTGGCGAACGAGGTGCCGAACGGGCCGCGGACCGGGAAGAGCGTGAGAAATGGCGGGCGGAGCAAAAGGAAAGAAACGACAGACTGGATGCCATGACTCAAGAAGCCCATACCGCCCGGATGGAGGAGCACAAGGAGAAGAAGGAATATGAAAAGCTGGGAAAGCAGGTTCAGGCCATGTCGATCATGCTCGATGCGGGAGACGAACCCGGATTCCTTGCCCAAGCCCAGAGGGTACATGGCACAATGTGGCCGGACGGTCAGGAGGGGAGATTCTACGTCAGGAAGGACCTTCCGGACGATCATCCTCTAGCAAAGAAGTGGGATAACGACCCGATCTTGAAGAGCAATCCCATAGCATATGTTTCGGAAGGAGACGGCGGCAAAGGGGCAGTCACGCCATTCAAGTCCACGAAGGATATTCTGAAGCTGATGACGGACGTGACTGAAAAACCGGATGCATATTTTGCCGCAAGGAAGCAACTGAAAGAGAAAATATCGACCCTTAACGCCAGCCAGGAACCATTCATGGGCGACGATGGGAAGAGATATATAAACGAATTCATCGAGGGAAAGGGCGGGCAACTGGAGAAAAAGGTTGTTCCCTACACCGGAATCGCCAGAGAATCGAAACTGCAGGAAAAAGTTAGGGAAGCCGAAACGGCGCTCGGAGGCATTCGCCCGGACGACAAGCGTAAGTTGGCGGGACTTGACACGGAAGACGAGATCGCCCTGCGGAGAGCCAATGCCGCGAAAGCCCGTGCCGAAGCGACAGAGAAAGTTGGTGGCAAAGGAGGAAAGCAGGCGCTCGAAACGACCGGGAAGCAACGAGACATATTCAAAAAGGATTTGAATATTTTATTGAGTCCGTTCGTCACTAAAGGTGAACCTGTATTAAATCCGGAGACGGGAGAAATGACGGAGGCAGGCAATAACGCCCTGATTGCCGCAGCAAAACTCGTAGAAAAAAACAATGCAGATCCAAACTCTTTGACCTCGGGAGAAAAACGATACTTGAAACATGCGGAAAAGGCGTTGAAAATATACGACAAAATGTCTGCCTCCATTGCCGAAGATTATGGGGAAAGCGACGCCGGAAAGCCATCGCCGGCCGCTATCGAAGCGGAAGCAAAGAGGCGCGGACTCGTGAAAGACGCGAACGGGAAGTGGGTGAAGCCGGGTCGCAGTGGCCCGGAGGAAAACACCGGGTATGGAAATAGGACAGATGGGACCCCGAAAGGAAAAGGATTTTTCGGGGAGCTGAAGAGGCCGGATGGGAGAGTATCTACGGAATTGTCGATCGGTGTCGAGTTCGACGGGAAAGAGATGGAGATCCCCGCCCTTGTTCCCACGCTAAGCCAAAGCGAAATAGATTACTTGTTAGGCGGAGGTAAGCCTACAAGGGCTATCGTACAGAAGGCAGTCGATCACGCAAAAAAGAGGATTGCGGAAGGAAAATCCCCCTATGCCGAAGAAGGAGAGAAGACTAAGCGTGAACCGACCGCCATGGATAAAAACGCTACCCGAGCCAGTCTGGTTGCCGGACACATCGGAGCGGTCCGGGAGAAAACAGCACTCGACAACCTGACAACGGATGACCTTGCCGAGGCGGGTCGTGCAGCTCTTTCAGTCGTGACCGGGCCGTTCAGGCGGGTAAAACAGGACTACGAAGAACAGAAGCGCAGGTCGGGGAGGTGAAAAAATGAGCGGGGAAAGTGGTGAACTAGGCTTGGACTGAGCCTGTGGGACCTAAGTTGGGGATTGCCCCGATTGTCCCAAGAAGCCGCCTGCTTTAGCTGGCGGAGTAGTCACACATGGATTATGATGTTAGAGCGCGATGTTGAGGAGCTTAAAAAAAAGGATAGGTTAAATGCCCCGAATAGATCAGATCAAGAGCTTTTCAGACGATGAGTTCCTTGCATTCGCCAACGGGCAGGGATCGGTGGACAAGCCGCTTCCCGCAGCACTGGAAAGCATGTCTGATGACGATTTTTTGTCATACGCGAATCAGGATTCCCCGGCAGCTACGTCGCCCAGGCGCGAGGCGCTCCAACCTCCGGCGTCTAAGGCGGGCACTCTGGGCGGCGTAGCATCGGCCGCCGTGCAGGGAGTCGCGGAAAGCGCGACGACGGAATTGCCGAAGCTGGTAGGCGAGTCTATGGAATTCGTGGGGTCCTACCTGCCAGGGGAAACCGTGGAGAGTATCGGTAAGGACCTGAAGGAGTGGGCGGAGGCGAAGGGGAAATCGCTGTACGGAGAACCGAAAAAGCGCGAAGGACTTGAGCGATGGGTCTATGAAGGCTCGAAGATGCTGGCCCCTTCCCTCATTCCCATGGGAGTCGTAGGGGCTGGTGTCAGGGTCCTTACCGGGGTAGGAAAGCTCGTCAAGGCAGGGAAGGCGGCCCAGGCTGCTGCGTCCGCTGCGAAAACCGCAGAAGAGGCCACGCTGTACGCGACGAAGGCAAAAGAATACTTCGACGCAGCCAACAAGGCGGCAAAAATGGCAAATAACGTCGCCTCTTACTCTACGGGAGCCCTCTTCGGCACCGCTCAAGCGCAGAGTACGAGGGACAATGCCGAGCGACAGGCCCAAAAGCTGGAGAAAGAGGGAGATTTCGAGGGGGCCCGCAAGGCAAGAGAGGCCGGGCAGGGGATGGCTCCCATTGTTGCCGGCGCGATTGAGGCTGGTGGTGAGATCGTCGGGACCAAGTACCTCGGAAAGCTCTTCCGCATGGATGAGGCGGGAGTAGCAAAGAGGGGGGCTAAGCAGCTTGTCACCGACTTCATGAAGACTCTCGGCATTGAAGTCGGGACTGAAATGGGACAGCAGGGCGGGGAGGCTTTAACCGAGAAAGTTTCAGGAATACGCCCAAATGCGGACCCGATAGCAGAGGCCCTGGACGTTATCGGTCCTACGGCATGGATGACCTTGGTGACGGGTGGCGCGTCAGTCGCTGCTAACCGGATTCGCCGTCCGGACGACACCATTGACCTGATGGAAGAGGAAAAGACCAAGGAACAGCCTGACGTAACAGAGACCATCCGGCAGGCCATCGATAAGGCAAAGAAAGAGGAAGCCAAGCCAAGACCCTCCACGGCCGAGGAAGCCGCCGAGACCTTTTTCGGCAAAGATGTTGTCGAGAATGAGAAGGCCCTTAATTCCCTTCGTCGCCGGGGATTGTTTGTCCCGGAGGATCAACCGCCTGTCAAATCGGCCGAGGAATCGGCCATGGCCTTCGAGGAAGAACAGGCCCGGAGGCAGGGTGAGGCATTGCGGGCTCAAGCTCCCCCGTCCCGCGTGGCCGTTCCCATCGGAGAGCTAGGAGTGCGTCCGCAGGAGGAGCAACCCGTAGCCTACAAGGAGGCGGAACATGCCAGCGAAGTACGAAGCGATCAGAGATCAACTATTCGAGAAGAAGAAGGCGGAGTGGAAAAAACGCAACCCGGACAAGGCGTTATCCTCGGCGGTAAAAAGGAACCTCTACGATCGGAGCCAGGAATCGGCGGCCAAAATTTACAACAGCCGACGGAAGCCGGGGGAGAAACCGGTAGGGAAGGATTAACGCCTACGGGTGGGAAGCCTACTTTCCGGCAGTTCGTTGAGGCCAAGGGAATCAAGTGGCCCATAAAGGCAAGCAATCCTCAATATGAGACACTGAGGAAGGAGTACGACGCAGGGGGCGCTATCACACCCCCGGCCGCAGAGATCTCCCCGCCTGAGCCCGCTGGTGAGGCCGTGGCCCCCAAAACGAAGGGCTTTGACCCCGATAACGACCGGCAGCGGCAGATTTTCGTTGGGGAGATCCTCAAAAGCGATTCCCCTGAAGTAAAGGCCATGGTGAAGCAGGCCGAAAGGGAATGGCCGGGAGAGGACCCCATGCCCGTCGTCGAGTCCCAGATCGACTACGACCTGTTGAAGGCCCCGGAGAAGTGGCTCGGCACGGCCGTAGGGAAGGAAATACTGGCAAGGAAGGGATGGGGAGAGATGGAGCCCGTTGTCGACACCCTCATTGCGGACTATAACGAAGAGACGACTATCGGACAGTACGACGATTCCGATCTTGAATATCCCCCGACTGAAAAAGAGGTTACACAGGCAGCCTCGGAAGTGGTAGGAGAAGAACATGCAAAAGGAAACACAGTCCTCCAAGCCTATCAGGCCGAACGTGGTGAAGCGCGTAAAGAGAAGGATGCGCTGGCTGCTGAGAAGGCCAAGCCCGCCGAAGAAGTAAGCCCTTCAAAAGGTATTGCAAGATATCCCGGAGCTGTCGTACAAGAACCCATGACCTCCAAGCCCGAAGGCGGGAAATACAACGATCCTGAAAAAATAATAGCTCGCCCAATAAAGGATGTCGGTCTGTCTTATGGAGATAAGTTACCTCCGAATGTGTATCTTCACGGTTCAAAGAGGAAGGTCGGCGACATAGATAATTTCAGCGTTTCGTCATCTCCGGGCGGCACACTTTATCTGACTAAAATATGGGACACTGCCGAGATATTTTCAGGGGCAGACGACGTGGAGGGCACCCATGCAGATTTCATTAAAGCCGTAGAATTAAATCCTAAAGCAGATATTATTGATTTGTCTAAAGCATCACACCGAAAGAGACTGGCAAGCCTATTATATGATCCGAAAAATACCGAAGCTCGGTCAATAAAAGAGTTCGCAGACTCACTTGAAAATTATGATTTTCATGAATTAGGATTAAGCGATGATCCGGTTTACGGAGAAATCCTTTATAGCGAAAACATTGGAGCGATTAAAGATACATTTGGAAACATTGATGTAATAGACGATTCCGCAATAAAAACATACAATCCAAAAGTTCCCCCTAACCCATCCCTCCCCCAGGAAAGTGGGGGGCAGCTTGTCGAAGCCCCCAAGACCGAGAAGGCCAAGCCCGCCGAAGAAGTAATCTCTCAAGACAAGCCGATTCTTACCCAATCGTACCTGCGAGATGACAGGATAATGCTGTCATTTGACGATGCAGGGCGCATCCCGTCCGTTGAAGAACTCAAGGAAATCTTCCCGCACACAGAAATCGTGAAGTACAAGAAGGGGATGGTCTCTGCCACTCAGGGAGTGACCAACTTCCGCATAGATGTGTTCGAGCCGGGAAGCGCAAGGCTGTCACCCAAGCGGGCAAAAGAACTTTACGAAAGGGTGCTCGGAGACATCGGGACAACTTTTAAGACGGATAGCGCACTTGAAAAGGAGATGCCGGTTGAGGAACGATTCGGAACGGTTGTCAACACAGCCATCAAGAGAACTGCCGGGATAAAAACCGAACCCACCAAAGCAGGCCTGCAAGCCGTGATCCCCGGAGCGTCCGAAGCCGAGACGTTCATGCTCACAGGTGCTCCGGGAGAGGTAGAAACACCTGCGCCCACGGGCAAGAAACAGGAGACGGAGACGATCGAGGAGGTGGCAGAAGCCGAGGAACTGAAAGCCCCCGCTAAGAAGGTCGAGGCGCTGCAGATCATCAACTATTCCCCCACCATGAAAATAAAGAATCTTGAAGCACTTTCCGAGGGTTCGGGAGCCAAGTATCTTCTCGCCATCAAGGGTCAGGGAGATGACCTGATAGCGAAGCAATGGAAGCGCACCGCACCAGAGAAACTTGCCTCCAATGAAGTGCTCATTGACATGACCCCGGAACCCGCAGAGGAAGGAAAGTCTCTTGACAAGATCGGCGAGCGGGGTGTAAAATACGATATCCTCAAAAACAACCCGGAGTACGAGGACAAGCCCCGTGAACTCAAGATTGCCGAAAAAGCCATCAATGAAATCCGAGAACTCGAAGGTTCGGGTACTGTATCCGCCGCACCGGGAGAAGTGGCTGGGCCTCGAAAAGCTGGCGGAATCACAACTCACGGAATCGGAATCTCTACCCACCTCGTCGAAAAAGGTCGTATCGATATCCGGGGACGTAGCGCTAGAAGCTTCCACGAAGTAGCGGTTCTCGCCGAAGTCTATCGAAACCCCCAGTTCGAAACCCTGCGATACGTCTACGTCAAAGACGGAAAGGTCGTTGCCCATGAAGGCGTGACATCCCGCCTTCCCGGCTCGGCTTCCATCTTCGTCAAAAATCCCTCAAAGGAAATCTACGAGATCAACCGCAGGATGGACAGGCTCGGAGCCGATGGGGTGTATCTCGTCCACAACCACCCGAGCGGCGACCCCACGCCTTCGATTCAGGACGTGAATTTAACCCGCAGAATGGGAGTGTCGCTCAAGGGAAGGGTTAAGGGCCACATCGTCATCAACCACAAGAAATATGTTTACATTCCCACTGGAAACGATCCGTCCGTCGAGAATCAGTACGGACAGGGAGAGGACGCGCTGACCTCCCCTGCCATCGAACACAGATTCCTCGGCCAGCCGTTAGACTCCCCTGGTTCGGCCGCCGCATGGGCGAGGGCGCTTTATTCGCAAGACGATCGATCCGTCATCCTGTACCGCAGCGCGAAGGGGGTAATTCGGGCCATCCAAGAAGTGCCTGTTGGCTTGGTCAAAAACAAGAAAGCCCTTACCGAGTACATCAAGGGAAGGAAACGCGAATTCGGCTCCGTTGGTGCCATTGTTGTCAGCAAGTCCGCCGAAATAGATCACCGGTCGCTTACAGATCTTATCAACTCAGGGGTGATCGAGGATTCGATTTCCATATCCGGACAGAAATATAAGTCGGCCCGAGAGGATTCACTCCTAACGCCCGTTCGGGAGGATATAAAGGCGTTTAAGGTCCGAGAAGGGACCCGCGAGACCCCGCAGGGCGTGGAAATGTACGCGCCCGGGATGGTCCCCCTTATCGGCAAGGTACAGCTTATCCCGAGCGGAACAAACTATGATCTCTTGAGCATCAAGAATCGTCGCTTCATGTATAACCCGAAAACCGATGAAATGGTTCTCGGCGGCAGCGATATTGATGTCGGTACGCATGGCGACGATCTGAAAAAGGCAGAGCCGAAGGGGGAATTCCGCGACTTTATTAGGGGATGGTTCGGTACGAATCGCAAGGAGTTCAAGAGCGGGATTATTCACTTCTCGCCTGCGTTGCTGCAACAGTGGATTGATAGCGGAGATTTTTCGCTTGATGCAATCAAGGACACTGTCCGCCACTTTATAGCCAATGGAGCTAACGAGAAAACAAAGACCCGAAATCTTCTCGTGACGGGGGAATCCACACTCGGAGAATTGTTCCCCGATATTTTCGAAGGCGAAGGGGATGAACGGGCCAAGCGGGACGGTACTGTTTCTCAGGCCACTGAAGGCGGAAAATTCTCCGTCCGCGACCAGCACCGACGCGGTGCCCTTCGCCCCGCCAAACTTGAGGATGTCAAGAGGTTCTTTCCCGGTCAGGAAGTTGGACTCGACGCCAACAAGAACATCTACGTCAAGACGAGGGGCGGGAAATACGTTACGATCTACAGGGTCGATCACATTGAGGCCAACCCCGATGTTCTTACCGTCGGATACGGTGTGTCGAACCTGAAACCGGGGCATGTCATTCCCGGCGCAATGGGGGTGACTCCTTCCGGCGAGTATTACATAAAACTTCACAGGGTATTTGCGGATACCTGGACACTAGCTCATGAAGGATTAGGACATTTCACCGAAGTTTCCGGACTCTTGAACTCCCGCGACATCGATGTCCTGAAGAACCATATCAAGAACCTGTACCGTAACGGGCGCTGGGAGCCTGCCAACCGGAAGGACGTCGGAGGACCCGAGGACCGGGCGAATTTCATTGCAGACCGTCTCGCCGTGAAGGAACAGAAGGGACCGATAGGCCGGATCGTCCTGCGAATCAGGGCTTTCATCGACGGGATACTGGAGAGCTTCGGGGTCAGGAGTCCGGAGGGTATTTTAAGAGGGATCGAAAGTGGTAAAATCTTTGAGAGAACGGGAAGAGAAGGGCGCATTGATTGGGAGAGAGATGGAATTGGGCGGTCCCAGGGGAACCCCAACCCGACATCTCCTGTCTCAACGGTCCCTGGACCTCGGCAAGAGACATTCCAAAAACAATCTACTCCTTCTGGAGAAAAAGTCAAGCCCGAAGAAGAGCAGTACGCACCTGCCGTCGTTCCCCAGCGCATCGGCGCCCTCATGGACAGCATCGCCCAACCCGGCATGCTCCAGCGGGCATGGGATGAATTTATCTACCAGGCGCAGGATAGATTCCACTACCTGAACAAGACGCAGATCGAGGCCGCCCGCAGGGACCGTGCAGAACTGCCCGAATCGCAGGACGGATACCTTGCCGAGTTGCGTTATCACAGCATGGCCGCCGCAAAAATAGACGATGTAGAAAAAAATCATGTCAATCCACTAACTAAATTGATGAGCGAAAACAATATCGACGTTGAACAGGCCGCCGAATACCTGCACGCAAGACATGCGCCGGAAGCAAACGAAGTACTTAAGAGAAGAAATCCCGACAGGAAAGACAATGAATCCCTCTCCGGAATGACGGACGATGAAGCGTATCGGATCGTCAACCGGATAGAAAACGGTCCAAAGGCTGAATTTTACAAGGAAATAGCCAGAAGGATAGATACCATCGTTGAAGAGACACGCGATATTTTAGTCGATAACGGTCTGGAAAAAAGAGAAACGGTAGAGGCATGGAAAAAAACATATAAATTTTATGTTCCTCTCATGAGGGAAGGCAAGGGAGAGGCCATGCCCCGGAGAGGAAGGGGTTTCGAGGTCCGAGGCGGTCAGAAGATACGCGCCGGATCAACCCGCGAGGTCGTGAACATCCTGGCCAACGTGGTAGCCCAGCACGAGGCAACGATTGTCCGGGCTGAAAAGGTCAAAGTCGAGCGGGCTTTCCTTGAGTTCGCAAAGACACATGATGGACCCTGGAAGATAGACGTACCGGAGAAAGTGGCATCCTTTGACGCGGATGGACTGATTCAATATCGGGCCAATCCAATCGGCTACATGCTCGCCGATAATGTCCTGGCCGTCCGCGTAGATGGAAAGGACCATCATATTACGTTCGACAAGAGTGATCTTGACGGCATGAAGATACTCTCGGCCATGAAGAACCTCGATGCCGCCGACATGGGGGGAATCACCAGGGCCGTAGCGAAAATCTCCCGTTGGCTGGCTATAGTAAACACGAGCCTCAACCCGGAGTTCATCATTTCCAACTTCGCCCGCGACATCCAGACTGCGGCTTACAATATGTCCGATTCGGAGGCAGATGCCGTCAGAATGAAGGCCATCCGGCAGGTCGGCAGCGCCTTCAAGGGAATCAGAGACTTCCAGGCCGACAGGATGGATACCGAATGGGCCGGCTGGTTCAATCGTTTCCGCAACGCCGGCGCTCAGACGGGATGGATGCAGTCCTACGAGACCATCCGGGACCGCGAGAAGGCTTTAATAAAGAAGATCGAGGACATGAAGCCCGGCAAGATTCGGAGCGTAAAGCGAGGACTTACCGCCGCTTACGAGCACATTTCCAATATGAACACCGCCGTTGAAAACGCCGTAAGACTTTCCGTGTTCAAGAACCTCATCGAGGCCGGGGTGCCGGAATCGAAGTCGGCCCGGATCGCCAAGGAACTCACCGTCAACTTCAATCGGCGCGGAAACTGGGGTCCCGCACTCAATGCCTTCTATCTCTTCTACAACGCGAGCATCCAGGGCTCGGCCCGTATCATCGTGGCCGGCGCGAAAAGCCGCAAGGTCCGCATGCTCATGGGGGCTACGGTCGTTTTTGCGGCGGCGCTCGACATCCTGAACAGGGTTATCGGCGGGGACGACGACGACGGAGAGAACCGTTACGACAAGATCGCCCCGTGGATCAAGGACCGTAACCTGATCGTCATGCTCCCAGGCCTCAAGGGACATCTTCAAATCCCGCTCCCGTGGGGATACAACGTCTTTCACGTCATGGGACAGGCGGCGGGAGAGGTGCTTACCAAGAAGAACAACAAGGCTACTAAAAGCGCCTTGCGGGTAGGCGGGGCCATCGTGAGCGCCTTCAATCCCGTGGGCGGGGAGTCGTCCCTGTTGCAGACGATCACTCCTACCATTCTCGATCCCTATGTCCAGTGGACAGAAAACAAGGACTGGTCGGGAAGAAAAATAAGACCGGATGCAAACCCGTTTTCGCCGAAGCCGGATTCGCAAAAATACTGGAGTTCGGTGCGGGCGCCCTCGAAGTGGATTACGGACCAACTCAATACATTGACGGGCGGCGACAAGGTCCGGCCCGGTAAGATAGACTTTTCTCCCGAAGCAATCGACCTGACAATCGACACCATAACGGGCGGGGCAGGAAAATTCGTCGCGAACCTCATTAGCACGCCGATCAAGTATGCCAAGGGTGAGGACGTAGAAAGCTACGAGATCCCTTTCTTACGGAGGCTCTACGGGAAGGCAGGAAAGCAGGCCCTCACGCAGCAGTATTACGAGAACATGGATGCCGTCCGGCTTGTCGACAGGCAGTTGAGCCATTATAAAAACGATCCTGCAAAAGTCAGGGGAATCGTTAAAGAATACAACGCCGAGGTCAGGATGATCTCCAGGATGAAGGCCACGCAAAAGGCCATGAAGGACCTCAAAGACCAGCGCGAGGCCGCCGAGAAGATCAAAGACCCGGAAGTTCGGAAGGCCAGAGAAAAGAAGATCGAGGAAGTAACGCAGAAGATCATGAACGGTTTCAACAGATATTATAACCTTTCGAAGGAAAAGGAGAAGTGAACATGTCTATCCTGTGGAAAAACAACGCCACGTCGGCCCTTGCAAGCGACATCACGGCCGGGTCCCTTTCCATCACCGTAACTACAGGTCACGGAGACCGCTTTCCGGAAGTCGTGGCTCCGCACTATTGCATGGTTACACTGGTCGATACCTCGGGAAATCGGGAGATCGTGAAGGTGACGGCGCGAGAATCTGCCTCTAACACCATGACAATCGAGCGAGCACAGGAGGGCACATCGGCCAGGGCCTTCGAGGAGGGTTCCGTCGTGGAGCTACGGATCACGAAGAACGCCATGGACGAAGTATCGAAGGCATCGGACATCAACGCACAGCATTACGTCTGCGACGCTTCAGCGGCGGACCAGGGAGCCACCGCAAACTCCAATTCCTTGAAGTCCATCGTCGATGCTCTCGGGGCGACCGAAGAGGCCACGATTGAACTGCCCCACACCGGAACGGGGGATACGACGACCTACACCGTAGGGACCGACCTGACGATCCCGGACACGGTAACGCTCCGGGTTCATAAAGGAGCGCGGATCTCTCCTTCTGCCGGAGTGACCCTGACTGCAAACTGCATCATTGAAGCCAACTACCAGATATTTGCGGGTGACGGAACGGTCACGGTAAACAGCTACCCACAGGATCAAGCATGGTGGGGGAGCGCGCAAAGGCTTGATGGAAACATTAACGGCTTCTCGGCGAACAACACATCTCTGCGGGCTACCCATGATCCGTACCCCGATGCGTCTGAGAATTTGCCCGTTTCTCTCCTAGAGGAAATTCAGTCTATCCGTTATCTCCTACAGCAGATCACCGGAAAGACTTATTGGTATCAGGACCCAGACACAACACTTGCGGGCCTCGTATCGGCATTGGCAGCTACTCCGAAAATGGTATCTGCGCTAAGATACGCTGACGATGACAGCGGAGATGTGGAATATTCCGGTTTCGGGATTACACCGAAACAAGTCATTATAATCGCAGGTAATGGTGGGGCATATGGTCAGTCTATCGGTACGGATGACGGAACTACTCATTATTGCAATTATACTAGGGGAAATGATGCAGAAACGCACTCACATCAATGCACGAACAATTATAGTATTTATAATCGCGACGCAGCGGGGACTTCGGGACAACATGCTATCGTAAAGTCATTCGCTGCGGATAAGGTGACAATTACATGGACTAAAGTGGGAACCCCAACGCATGATTTATCGTATATAAAAATTATTGCATTTTAAAATGCTTTTTGCTGGTGCTGTTTCTCTAGAAACCAAATCCTATTCCGATTGATGCATTATTCGTCACGGTCCCGGCCTCCACACCAATCGTAACCCATTGCCACGCCTCGGACCAACCATCCGGGGCGTATTTTTTCAGCCCGTAGCTTATCGCTGGATGCAAAAGGCCGGTAGCGATAAAGTAGGCGTTTACTCTACCTCTCGATGGATGGTCTCCGATAATACCGTTGCGCTCCCTGTATTCATTGGGGTGATCTGAAATATATAGCGTTTGGTTCCAATCCACAACATGCAGCACTAGGTACACCGCTTCCCGGTAGGTGTCGGCTTTTTTCCACTCGTCGGCATGAGCAAAGCCTCCCCCGCAGGAGATAAAGAGAATCAGAATGATGGAGAGTACATGCGCGGAGATCGGGATGGCCTTTAAGAGTGAGTTCATAAATTTGTGGGCAAGGATACCGCCTCCTTCAGGTGGCGGAGGAATTGCCCCTCCTTTCTTAGATTTTTATTGACTTTTACGGTCAACATACTTACTATATGAACATCGTGAAACTTACAAGAACCATAAAACTTAAACTTGACGTTCCGGTAGAAGCTATTAATCCAACTATCGAGGCGTACACAACGGCGTTTAATCTTGTGTGTCAAGCAGGTTGGAATGACGGTGATTCTAACGGAGTCTCTCTGCACAACAAAACCTATTCCGCCACTAGGAAATATCTTCCCTCTCAGCTTGCCGTATCCGCCCGCATGAAAGCAACCGAAGCCGTTAAGGCAGTTAAGACACGAATCAAGAAAAAGCAAAAAGCCTCTTGCCCACAATCTAAGCAAACGTCTATTCGCTATGATGCTAGAAGTTACAACGTCTGGTTTGACCGGGGCGAGCTTTCTTTGCTTACCACTGGAGGAAGAATCAAGGTTCCCTTTTCCGTTCCCGAACATTTCAGGCAATATCTTACATGGAAAAGATGTTCCGCCGAGTTGTTTGTGAGAAAAAACAAAGTCTTCTTGAACGTGGTTTTCAGCAAGGATGTTTCCGATCCTGAATTTACAGGCAAGGTCATCGGTATCGACAGGGGCATAAAAAAACTTGCCGTCACTTCTGAAAATAAATTCTTTGGCGGCGGAAAGATCAAAAAAGTTTCCAAGCGTTACGAGAGAATAAGGAGCGCATTGCAATCCCGTGGAAGTAAATCGGCAAAAAGACACCTTCGTAAAATTTCCAGGAAGGAGAACCGTTTTATAACCGACACCAACCACGTGATTACAAAGCGAATCGTTGAATCTATCGACAGTGGAGATGTGATTGCTCTTGAAAAATTGATCGGCATCAGGCAAAACGCGAGGCTTCGCAAGAAACAACGGAAGGATTTGCATAAATGGAGTTTCTTCCAGTTTGAGCAATTTCTCACCTACAAAGCGAACGCAAGAGGAATAGGCATCGCGTATGTTGATGCCAGGTACACTTCCCAGAAATGCAGTGCTTGCGGATACATCTCCCGATCCAATCGCCAGTCTCAAGCCCTTTTCAGATGCAAACATTGCGGTTTCTCTCTTAACGCCGATGTCAATGCCTCTAGAAATATCCGTCAAAATCACCTGGATGCTATATGCTCCCCAGGCAGGGCGGCAGTCAATCCGCCTATCGTAGGCTTACTCCGTATTGCTTACAAGCCGTCCGCTTTAGCTGACGGTCGTTGACTTCTTCACGTCCGTGGAGGCAATTTGTCTGAGTTCGTCGAATACGTCCCCCAGATAAGGGTGCTCTTCATCAAGGTTTGGACATGTCTCCATAACCTCGTCCACTTTTTCCATTATCTTTTTCAGCTTATTCTCGGCCGCCTCAGCTTGAGTGCGGAAGGAGTCCTTCCTTTTCCCCTCGTCCAAGATTTCTTGCACCTTGAGGCTTAACCTGGAATGACCAGGAGGGATGCATCTACACCCGCCATTTGTCCTCATGCCGCTTTTGTCGGTCGCGAATAAGCAATTCCGGTCGCCACAATCGAGCTCGATCACTTCGGCCTCCATTAGGGCGGATGTAACCTATGCTGAATCACATCCTTTTTGGATCGATAGGCATGATAACCCCATCTCCACCGAGAAAGCGAAATCGTGCGGGATTCATTCCGTCTGTGGTCCCGATCTCTACGTCGGGAAGGGTTCGCAAGAGGCGCAGGTATTTTCTTTGGAAACACTGTTTCCCCACTTTGAGATATGAAAGCGGTTCGATGAGCCCGGTCCCTTCACATTCGCAGTCTGGGCCTTCCCAACATTCATCGCATACCTCGACAATGATCGGGCCGGGATCGGGAACGGGGATGTATTCTTCCGGTTCAATGGCATCGGCAAATATCTTTTCGATATTGGGAATCTTCCGCCCATCGCTCGAAATACCGTCATCAATCCGAGGTGTCCTGATGGCGATATGACCATTGGTAGCGTAAGTAAAATCGCCAAGCTCGAAGGGATCGCCGATATCGAATGATGTCCACCCGTTCTCGGCTATGCAAAACCTCTTTAACTCTTCTCTCCTCATTTCGGCCTCCGTCTTCAGTCTTCGTACCATCCGCCCAATCCATCAGGGCGTCGGTGTCCTCCTTACCATGGAAGTTCGCTACAGTTAGAATCGAGTGACTGGCAACGTTTTCCCCTAATACTTATGGTGCTGGACATACCGCAATCCCTGCCACACCAGGAGCACCTGCCAAGTGACCATCTAAAGCATTTTCTAGCTAGTTTCATTGCCAGCACGCCTATTGCTGTCACAACTCCCCTTGAAACTGTACCCACCGTATTGTCCCACTTAAGACTGTGCGTCATTGCTTGTAACCAAAAAGGTCTTCTCATTTCTCCCCCTCCTTATACCCACGATAGCTCGCCACCAGTTCGCGCAGGTTGCGCCAGAGGTAGATGTAGAATTCTGATGTGCTGATAGGCTTATAAATCTCATTCTCTCGTTTAGCATAGGCCCATCGAACAAAACTATCCCACCACTCCTCCTCCACGCATCTGTCCATAAGATCGGCCTTGTCTTCCGTGTACATTGTTTCCTCCTTATGACGACTTACGTTATCTCCACGACAACTTTGCTATTATTGCTGCGAGACGTTTCATCTCTGGCTTGTCATCACGATAGCTTGCCCGACACCACTTTTTGTATAAAGTAAAAGTACCTTTATCGAGACAGAAAGCAGCACCCCAGTCAATAGGACAAAAAGGGCAATAGTCACTGTCACTGTCACTATTCCTACTACTCGCCTCAGCGCAGGCATGGCAAGAGTTATAACATGGGAAAATTTGATCGATAACTGTCTGTTCCTTTGTACACCCGCTATGGGCCATCTGCCGCCACATAGCGCGGAACTTTTGCTCGTTCGTCATGCCTTTCGTGATGCGGATTATCATTTTCACCCTCCTTCGTTAATCTTCGTACCATCCGCCCAGACCGTCCGGGCGCTTGTGTCCTCCGTTCGGTGTGTAGTAGCCGCCGAGCCCGTCTGGACGAATATGACCGCCGTTCTGGTCATAATAGCCTCCCATGCCATCCTGGCGGGTATGGCCGCCGTTCGAATTATAGTACCCGCCCATCATGTCTGATCGTTGGTGTCCTCCATTCGGCGTGTAATACCCACCCATCATGTCCGAGCGATAGTGTCCATGGTTTGTGTAATACCCGCCCAGACCGTCCGGGCGAACGTGATCTCCGGCAAATCCGTTTAGGGGAAGCATCGAAACGAACGCCGCAAAAGAGAGAATGACAAACAGCTTTTTCATGGCAAATCTCCTTTTTAATTTTTAGGCACAGCACCGGCCGTTATCTTCGCACGGCGGCTTAATTAGAATGGAGCCTCGTCTCCTCCTACGATTTCAGAGGAGATTTCTCGCAACACGGCAAGGGCGGTATCCCTGTCTCCGAGCCTGACAGAAAGGGGGGCGTTCTTTTCTTCCCCGTCTTTCTTAAAACGCCTCTTAACGATCGTTGCCTTGAATACTCCATCCTGACCAACCCATCCCTGTTTGATTGAGTAGATACCGTTGTAGTTTTCGACCTCAACGGAAGTGTACTTGTCGATTGTAATTGCCACTATACTTGCCTCGCTTTCATGAATTGAGTGCGGTATTCGTCATATTTGTCGATGAACTCCTGGAGCGAGTCCACGGTTATGTTGCCGCCGAGAACGAATCCGAAGAAGTCTACCTTCTGCTCCGGATTAAACCCCTTCATCATTGCGTTTAGTTTCTTTTTTAGCTCCTTGATCGCCTGCGTATTGTCGAACTCGGGGTACTCTTCTTTCGGAGCCTCACCAAGTTTTTCGGGAATGTCCTCTTCCTTCTTCTCTTCTTTCGGCTTGTCCTGATTGATGTACTTCGATCCGTCCCAGTTTCCGAGATAGATTTCAGCCGCCACGCCGATCATCTTCATCGCCACGCTCAAGGCGTCGGTAGTAGCCATTTTGAAAGCCTCGTCATTGGAGTGAAGCCCGCTCTTTTCCTTTTCGATGAGCATGGCTCCGCCAGTCCCGGGAATCGCCTCGGACCATACGCCGTCCTGTTTGATATAAAGACTCACGTCGACGAAGGCGAACATCTGGCAATCGTTCCCCTGCTCGGTCCACTTCTTATCGACGGTGAACTTCCAGCCCACTCCACAGGGGCCGAACGCTTCCGTCATGGCCTTGTATCTCCATTGAGGAGAAATATCCGTCTTGCCGCTCAAGCGTCCGCCGGCGATCTTTTTCAGGGCATTCTCCGGGGGCTTGTTTAATTTATTCCAAATTTCCAAACACATGGAATCCCTCCTAAGCGTAGATGCGCTCATATATTTCCCGAACCGTTTTTATGTCGCTCATGCAATATTTCTTGATTTCCTCGATACGTCCCTCTTTGTAGAGGTCATACACCTGCGATCCGTCTATGCCGTTGGAACGGTCCTCGATGCCAAGGAAGGCCGCTACGTCTGCCTGCTTAGTGTAATCCCGATAATCCCCGCTCCATATACGCATTAAATCAATGTGATTCCCTCTGTGCGGGTCCCTGTTGATGGCATTCCTTAGCGTCTTTACATTGTACTTCACGGCTTTCCTGTATAACCAAACAAGGTCAAACGAAAGGATGTTCCATCCGACGAAGGTAGGTGTTTGCTTGTACTGGCCCATGATCCCCGACACTACCGATTCAAAGAGCATCAAGGTTGCGTGCTCGTTCGTTCCGCACTCTATGCCTTCCCTGTCCTCGAAGGACCACCCGATGCATAGAATTTCTCCCCTCATGGAATCCAGCGCGCCACGCTTCCACTGCTCTTCCGCCAGCGCGGGGGCCTCGTTCTTGTACCACTCCGCTATTGTCTCGGCCTTCTTCATCTGTCCCGGAGGTTTGAGGCTCGTCGGGTCGATCGGGGGCCCGGAAGCCAGGGTCTCCAGGTCCAAAAAAATTAACCTTTCCACTCAATCACCTGTACCTTTCTGCATCTTTCTATTGTTCCGTGCTCTGTCTCCACGAGATAAATTCGTTCTCGGTGATACAGTGCCTCTCCGGCAACGCGTCCATGGAAGGGGATCTTATGCCGGTCATCCTTCGCCGTTGCAATGACCCGCCTGTGAAGGTGCCTTACCTCCTTGTCGGGCAAAAGGCGGTACCGGCCGGAAAGCGTGACCGGGTTTCCGTTCCACATCCATTCCGTAATGCTAATCACTTGACTTTGCAGTATTTTTTGCATTTCACAGATCCCTTGTTCTTTTTCTGACGATGTTGGCTACCTTTGTGAGGCTGGCTTTCGCTTCGGCGATGATGGCCTGTAAATCCTTGCTTACCTCGGGGAATTTCACCGTCTCGATGGCGTCGGCGTAGGCCAGCAGCTTTTCCTTGTCCGGCTTCAATGCTTCCTGCCGCTCGGCTTTCATTTTTTCAAGGAGTTCCTGCTCGGCTTTTTCGGCGGCTTCGCGCTTGATCCGTTCCGCCTCTTCGATGCGGGCCTTTTCGGCGGCGGCTTTCGCTATGGCTTCCAGTTCGGCCTTTCGTTTCTTATCGGCTTCCTCGCGGTCCTTCTGCGCCTGGATCTCGCGTTTCTGCCGTTCGATGGCTTCCTGCTCGGCGGCGAGCTTCTTGCGCTCGGCCTCCTGCTCGGCTTTTATCTTAGCTTCCTTCTCGGTCTGTTCCTTAGCAATTGCCGCAAGACGTTGCCGCTCCACTTCCTGTTCGGCGGCGATCTTGGCGAGGCGCTCCGCCTCTTCCTTGCGCTTCTTTTCCTCTTCGGCCTTGCGGTCGTTCTCGGCATCGATCAGGGCTTGTAGCTTCAGGCAGAACTCCTGAAACTCCTCGTCGGGAGCATCCTTGACGCGGGACACGGGCAGGGACAGGGAATCCATGTAATAGTGGATGCCGTTGAATTTGCACCCGTAGTCGAACAGGACGTTAATGCGGGCCTGAATCCGTGCGGCTTCCTTCTCCTCGGCCTCCTTCTTGATCCTGGACTTCTCGTTTTCAACCTTGTCCTCTTCGGCCTGGAGATGTTCTTCGATGGGCGAAAGCAATCCGATCAGCCGTTTCTCCTCGGCAATGACGGCCTTCTGAAAGGCGATGGCTTCGGCCCTAAGTTCCTTCCCCTTTTTCTCTACCTCTACCCGCTTGCCCTTGACGACCATCCGAGCCTCATGAACGGCCGTATAGGCCTTTGCATCCTTGAGGCCGTTGGTTTTCAAGGGAAGGTACTCGTCTGCCATTTTCAAAATGGCGGCGTCGGCAAGGTTGAATTTCTGCAAGGCAGTGGAGATCATCTCGTTCTTCACTTCGATCACTTCACTCTTCATGGATACCCTCCTCCTTTCTTTTCGGTATTCCCTTTTTCGGGTTTCGATGTGTGTGCCTTCCAATCATCCCGAAGGCGACCAGCTCTTTGATCCTGTCCTCTCGGGATGCATTGTCGAGGGACGCAAGGACCGTTTCGCGCCAGGCCTTCTTGTCCAGTTCCCGCAGTATCATCACTGCCACTTTCTGCCTGATTGTCATTTTTGCCTCCAGTTATTGCCGAGGAGTTTCCCCGCCCCGGCTCGGGTCAAGAGAGGTCGCGTTCAAGCTGACAATCTTTCGTGTGCTGTTCCCCTTTAATCGGGCATTCCCTGTAGTGACAGCACCACTTGTAACACCACTCGTCGGCCCGGCAGTATCGCTCCCAGTCCTCGGACCACAGGTCGGGCTCGGGGGGAAAGGCTATCTGTTTCACGGCGTCACCTCGATATACTGTGTTTCCCATTCGTGGTAGGGGTGGCGATCAAGGCCAAACGATTGAGCGTGTACGTTTTCGTTGGGAAGGATAGCCTTTCCACAGCTATCGCACATCATCGGGCGAGCCTTAGCCTTCCCGGCTACCGTCTTAAACCACTCGCCGTGACACTCCGCGCGGGTTTAAACCCGGCGGCTTCTCGGGATACGCTCGGCCTTCCTGCAGCCCACGTTGGCTCCCGAAGGAGGTGTCCCCTCCGTAAAATATTTAAAGCCGCATTATGATCTCGATCTAACGACAAGCCACAATCGCAACGCACCCATCTGTCGCTCAATTTCAGTTGATCGAAAACGGCTCCGCACTCGGAGCACGACTTGGATGTATAAGCCGGATCTACCGCGATGACTTGACGCCCAGCTTCTGCCGCTTTGGCCTCAAGGCGTTGTCGCAGGTATCTCCAGCCCGCGTCCATGATACTCTTGGACAAACGTCGATTGCGAACCATGTTCGTAATATGCAAATCTTCGATGACGATCACGTCGTTTTCGGCTATTAATTTGTGCGCCGCCTTGTTTAGAAAATCGTTTCTTCGGTTCTTCGTTTTTTCGCATTGACGCTGCAACAGCACAACGCCTTTTCGGCGTCGGTTGCTACCCTTCTTCCTTCGACATACGCGCCGCTGAACAACACGCAATTTTGCCTGGTCCGCTCTGTACCACTTCGGATTCTCTATCTTCTCGCCGTCGCTCGTGGTAAGTAGACTTGAAATTCCAACATCAATACCGATGCTCCGTCCAGTTGCAGGGAGCGTTTTCGATTCGATCTCGCAAGCGAAACATGCAAACCATCGCCCCGCATTCCGCACGATTCTAACCGTCTTGACTTTGCCTTCCATCTTGCGGTGCCAGCGAATGGAAACACGACCGATACCCGACAATTTCAACCGTCTCCCATCGATATTGAACCCGTTTCCGAACTCTTTCAATCCGAAGGAGTCGAAGCGATTGCGTCCCTTGAACCGAGGATATCCAGGGTTTTCGCCGGCTTTCACGCGACGAAAGAATGCCTGAAAGGCTTTGTCCAGATCCGACACGGAAACCTGCAAAATGTGGCTGTGGATTCCCCTGGCGTAAGGGTTCGAAGTCTTGATCTCTTTAACTCGCTTTAATTGCTCGTACTTGCCAATATTCCGCTGTTCGGTTTCGTAAGCCTCTTTCCTATCGGCCAAACAGTCGTTGTAAAATCGGCGACACGTCTCCAGCGTCGATTCCATAATTTTTTTCTGAGTTTTGCTCGGATAGAGTCGGTAGCGGAAAGTCTTCAGCATTAGACCCCTCTCTGTGCAATAATATATTTCTGTATTGTCTCCTGACTGACATTTCCTGCGGTGGCTGCGAAAAACGAACGTGTCCACAAAGATGGAAGTCTGCGCTTAAGGTCCGGGTACTTTCCTCTCAATTCATGCGACGTTAATCCTTTGCATTCTTTGACGATCTGCGAAGCGGAAGTCTCGGGCCAAGCTCTAACAAATAGATGAATGTGGTCCGGCTGAACGGACAGTTGCAAAATCTCCCACCCTCGCTGCCCACATTTTCTCTCTATCAGCGTCTTGCAATCCTTCGCGATCTCGCCAACCAAAATAGCCTTGCGCCGTTTGGGAGTCCAAACCAAGTGGAAAACTATCAGATGTACTCGGTGTTCGTCTCTTTGATAATTCATATTGTCGTTCTCTGTGTCTAAGATATAAGATATTTCGACTAAAGTCAAGAACAAACCCGCCTATCCACTTGGGCTAAAGCACTAGGGCTTGCGGCGGGTTTAGCACCTTGTCACCCATTCCATCAATATCAAACACCCGATACCGATCATGAGAAGTATCGCGCCGGCGATAGTTTCCTTCCACGATGAGCACCGGAAGGGACCGTAAACGGTAAAGAACTGATTGCCTACCTTACAGATTCGTATCGGCTCTGAATTTTTCACGGCTTACCTCCTATCCCGCAATATCCGCGCATCGGTTCCCCTGTCCCGCTCTGCTTGCATACCCCGTGCTCGTCATTATCCCAGCGCCACAGCATGCATTGAGAGGAGATGCAGCTATTCCATGGCGCTCCTGTTCCGGGTCTGTCTTTCACAAAGGAAGCATAGTAATTTCTATTTTCTGCGTATTCATCATTCTCTCCTACCCGCGCCATCGGACACCAAAGTTGCCTGGCAGTATGTTCATCATGCATGGGCGTACCTCTCCTCCTTTTTCGGCATGGCCATCATGGTCCTGAGATTCATTCTCCTGAGGAATTCAGCCTTTTCCTTCTCGGCACAGGAGCGGCAGATGGTATGCGTGACACCCTCGCCCTCTTTTTCTCCGATGAAAATTCCACACCAACCGCAGACTATCCGCATGCCATTAACCTCTCAGTGAGCCGCTCAACCGCCGCCCTGAGGGCTTCCATCCGGCCTCTGTCGTAGCCGGATTGGCTCCCCCTGAAATTCAGTCTTGCCGCCTCGTGCATGGATTCAAGCTCTTTGACGGCCGTGAGCCATATCTGGCTAGGGCGGGGCCCTTCTGGCGGGGAACACAGGGCGTTTCCGATCTCGTAGATGGCCGCTCGTTCTTCTTTCGTAATCATGTCTTCACCTCCCGGGGCCTACTCGCTCTCGCTTTCGGCCCCTTCCGGTTCATTCCTCGGGCCGCCGACTCGGCCCCTGCCGCTATTGTGAGGGATGGGTTCTGCTGTGGAGTTGGCGACCGCGTCTCAATCCGGTTGACCGCCGTCCACCTACAGGGAGCCATCCCCCTTAGTTAGAGTGGGGAAGGGCGTTACTAATAGCTCTATGGCGATATTAGTCACGCTAGACAGTATCCGCCTCTCATGGGCCTAGGCTTTAGGCTGGTAGTGCGGGGCGTTCATGTCGAGTCCGCACCTTCTCTGCGTGTCCATCCACGCCGCCTTCCCCGTTTCGTGATTCAAAGAGCCTTCCCTTGCCCCTTGCGCTCACCCTTCAGCGGGTCTGCTTGACCGCCTTTACGCTTTCCGTGGAGGCAGTCAGGGGATAGGAAAATATCACTCTATTTCACCGCACTCATTGACGTGGTGAAACTGGTTTGCCAGTTTCTTTAGCGCAACCTTTGCCGCTTTCGCGTCTGCATTTTCCCCGAAATCGATACGGCAGAAATGATACGCGAGCTGAGCGGCGAGCCTTATATCGGCCTTGATGTCGAACGATGAGCACCGGAAGGGCAGTCCCGACGAGAAATCGAGGTTCGCGGAGTTCAGATCCGCGGCGCTCAGGATCACGTCGCTCAGATCCGCATGACGCAGATCCGCATAACGCAGGTCCGCATGACGCAGATCCGCATAACGCAGATCCGCATAACGCAGGTCCGCATGACGCAGATCCGCATGACGCAGATCCGCAGAGCGCAGATCCGCAGAGCGCAGATCCGCAGAGCGCAGATCCGCAAAACGCAGACCTTGCTCTGTTTCGAACGAAATAATGACTTCACCGGTCAGTCGATTCTTGTACTCGTATTTCATTTCCTTCTCCTTTTTCTCTTGCGCTGAATCTACACTAGGCTAATCGGCCTGTCAAGAGAAAACTTACGTCTTTTTTTGCTTGACTTCTTTTTTATTCCTGCTACACTACCGCCATGAAACTAGAAACCTATGTCAGAAGGAATTATGACAACATATCGCAAGCCGCAAGGGACTACGGTATAACACGCCAATATCTTTACGCTTTATTCAAGCAGAAGCATCGGCCTAGGCTTGAACTGGCAAAGAAGATAGAGTCGAAAACGGACGGCAAAATAACCGCCGCAGAGCTAATGGGATTAAAATGAGAAAATTATCCATGAAAAAGAAAAATGCGACGCGGCGGAAGCCACCGGTTGCGACCCTCACGATCAGGGGCCTGCCGGAAATGGACGTGAAAGACCTCATTGCCGTAGGGATGTGGATACAAGACTTGGGTACGAGCATAATATACATGGAGAAGCCTGAAGATTACGCCGCGGTCTTCACTGCGAGGTATAATCCATGATCGTTTACATTTCCACGATCGCCGTTGCCCTGCTGTTCTGGTGCATACTCAAGGTCGGAAGCAAGGATACGCCGAGGGTGAAATGATTCGACGCAAATCCAGGAAGTCCAAGTTCAAGGGGTTCGAATTCGGACCGAAGTTAAAAGGAGCCGACAAGAAGGCTTTAATCGACAAGGCGGATCGGGCCTTCTCGACCCTTGTTCGCAAGCGCGACCGTATGTGCCTGTACTGCAAAAGGGTCCACGATCATAACAAGCTATACTGCCATCACATCTTTTCCCGAAAGCACATGGGAACAAGGTTCGACGAAAAAAATTCCGTCACTCTTTGCTGGACCTGCCACGACGGGATAGCGCATACCGACCCCGAGATCTTCCGGGACTGGTTGATAGAGCGTATCGGTCAGAAGGAATACGACAGGCTGAAAGTGAAAGCGATGGGCCGGGTGAAGTTCACCGCGTCGGATCTCACGATGATTCTCTTCGACCTGAAAAAGAAATTGAAGGAGGTCTCAAAGTGACCCGTCCACAGCGCAAACAGAGAGTCCAGGGCATCGTCGAACACTACGTCGATGTCTACCGGAAACGCCTCAAGGCCGACCTTGCCTTCGACATTCGCAAGGACATCGACCGTGAAACCGATACTTTAATTCGTGGAGCCAAGTGCGCGGCAATGAGAGAAGTTTTTAGGGAGTTCAAGGAGAAGTCACAGGTGGTGCCGCAGACAGAGAAATAGTTGGGCGAAAATCCCCCTTGCAAACGGGTTTGGCTTGTGATAAGAGACATTCATCGACGACGTAATGGTGTTGCTATGACATCTCTAAAACAAGACAAATTGAAGGCCCGTTGGGACAATGGCAATGCCTGCGTCGTCGAAACCAACGGGCCTTCGTTTGTCTGGAGGAGTTAATATTTTGAGTCAAAATTCCGTAGTCATTTTCCAGAAGGCCTCGCAGATGTTGGCGGAGGCCGACACGATCCAGAAGGCAAGGGAATTAAAAAACCTCGCGCTAACAGCCGCTGATTGGGCACGGCGCAAGGGCATGGGAGAAGAGGCGATAAACTACGCGAAGTCCTACGCTCTCGAAGCGGAGCGCAAGATGGGAGAAATGTTAAGGGAAACGAAAAGGGCAACCGGAGGCCAGCCATATCAAGGAAAGTCTACCGGTAACACAGGTGAACCGGTAGAAACGACCATTCATTCCCTCGGCCTTTCAAAACGTGAGAGCGCCGAGGCCCAACGCCTTGCATCCCTCCCCGAAGAAAAATTCCAAGCGATCAAAACCGGAAAAAAGACGCGCACCGAGGTCAAGCGAGAGCTTCGCCGCGAGACTATCGAGAAGTTCATCCCCGCAAAGCCGACAGGAAAGTATCGAATCATTTACGCCGACCCTCCGTGGAAGTACGGGGACCAACTCACGGAGGACTACGGAGCAACCCGTTTTCATTACCCGTCCATGAGCATCGCGGATCTGTGCTCCCTGCCGATCAGGGAGCTTGCAGAGGACAACGCGGTGCTTTTTTTGTGGGTGACATCTCCGATCCTGCCGGAGTGCTTCGACGTAATCGCCGCGTGGGGTTTCCGCTACAAGGCGTCTTTCGTGTGGGACAAAGTGAAGCATAACATGGGGCATTACAACAGCGTGCGCCACGAATTTCTTTTGATCTGCACAAAAGGGAGCTGCCTTCCCGACGCATCCCAATTATTCGATTCCGTACAAACGATCGAACGCACCGATCACAGCCGCAAACCGGATGAATTTCGGAAGATCATCGAAACGCTTTACATCCGTGGAGAAAAAATAGAATTATTCGCACGCGAGGAACACGATGGATGGACAGCTTGGGGGAACGAAGTCAACTAATTACAGGGATTATTACAAAGATCAGTTGACCGGAGCGCTTGAGTACCAGGACTTTGTGGCCGAACAACTTTACTCCGTCGGGCTCCCGTTGTTCAATTACGCAAGCAAGAAATATCAGATCGAGCGCGGCGAAAACAAGCTTGGCGTCGAAATAAAACACGACAAGAAGTTTCGGACGACAGGGAATTTCTGGATCGAGATAAGCGAGAAATCACGCCCGGATAAAAAAGACTATTTCACGAGCGGAATACATCGTAGCGACAACACATGGCTTTATGTCATCGGGGACTATGAGGAAATATTCATTTTTGCAAAGGAGTTTCTGAAAAAGTTACACGCTAGCGGAAAATACAAGATCATCGAGAACGGAACAAGGACATCGCGCGGATTTCTTCTTCCTCGCAGCGATGCCGAGAAATACGCGGCAAAGATCGTCTCGATCAAAGCCACTCCTGCCTGACCTGGAGGTGATCATGATTCAATTCCTTATCGGTGTCGGATGCCTCATGCTCGGAATGGTTATGCTGTGCGTGTGGGCGATGCTGTCAATATCCAAGAAACCCACTCCGGAGGTGAGGCGGTGAGACAAAAGGAAATCGTCGATGTCATTGTGGAGGCTCGCAAGTTAATCGGACGGGCAGAGGCCGTGCTGCTCGAATCGAAAGGAAACGACCTTCTGTTTATCACCGGAAATCGCACTACGGGCGCGCTGCGCAGGCAATCCATGGAGCTCACAAGGGCACTGGCAAGGTTGAGGGGGACCGGAGGATATTGATCTCGCCGAAAAGAGCCACCGAAAAATGCTCTTGACAGGCGGGTGCGTTTGGGGTATGTAGGGATATCCGTAGAAGTACAGGTGGAACCACGACAATTATAACCTCACAGATTATGGCCTCGGAAGAGAAACGGTTCTGCCGCTTCTACGGAACTTCCGGGGCCTTTTCTGTGGGTGAAGGGGTTGTCGATGAATAAGAAAGAATCTGCACTTCATTATCTCTCTCTTGGAATGTCAGTTATTCCAGTAGGAAAAGATAAGAAACCTCTCATCCAATGGTTAGAGTTTCAAAACCGGCTTCCTTCCACAGATGAAATAAATGAATGGTTTATAAAGTTTAACGATCCAAACATCGGAATCGTAACCGGAAAAATATCGAATCTGTTTGTGGTAGACGTAGATTCAACGGAAGCACTTATTGAAGTAGAAAAGTATATTCCAGATAGTTTGGAAACACCGGTTGTGTCCACTCCCCGTGGAGGAAGGCATTTTTATTTCCGGCATATTGACGGGATATCGAACCGGGCAAACATTCTCGAAAAGGTGGACGTAAGGACACAGGGCGGCTTTATCGTTGCACCGCCATCTGTAAATGGCAACGGGAAAGCATGGTCTTGGATTACGGGGCTGGATTCCACAATTTCGGACGTGCCTGACTCTCTTGTTTTCATATTAAAGAAAGCATTCTTTAATACTCTTAATAAAGAGTTAATTAATACTAATAATATAAGGGACTGTGACAAACCAACATCACAAAACATCACAAATATCACAGAATGTCACATTTTAGCCAGAGAAGGGAACCGGGACGATGCTATTTTTCATGCCGTAAACATCATGAGAAAAGGTGGGGCGAAAGAAGATGAATTGTTTAAGTACGGAATAATACTTGCAAATTCGTGTGTACCGCCATTTCCAGAAGAAGAAGTAATAATAAAAATCAAGTCTGCAATCGCACGGTCGGACAGAAAAGAAAAGAACATTGCAAGGGACTTACGGGACTGGGTATTGTCACTAGAAGGTCACTTTAATATCACAGAATATCACAAGGAGTCACAACTTGTCACAAAAGAGCAAAAACATGCCTGCCAGGTTGAAATAGGGCGTTTGGTTAAGGAAGGAATAATAAGGAAATACGGAGACAAGCGCGGATGCTATGAACCGGCAAAGGATGAGCAAGAAACAACAATCGATATTTTCTCGGCGGATGCAACGCCGTTAAATATAAAATTCCCCCTAGACGTTCACGACCTCGTAAAGATCATGCCGAAAAACATCATCGTGCTGGCTGGAGAGGTGAACTCCGGAAAGACGGCTTACCTGCTAAATCTTGCGGCCCGTAACATGACCAGGATGGAAACGGTATATTTCAGCTCCGAGATGGGAAAAGCTGAATTAAAGGAGCGAGTACGGCATTTCGACTTCAATATAGAGGCCTGGAGGCAGGTTCATTTTGTAGAGAAAGCTTCCGATTTTTACAAAGCGATCAGGCCGGAAGGGTTGAATATTATAGATTATTTAGAAATACACGAAGAATTTTACAAGGTGGGGAAGCTCATCAAGGACATTTTCGACAAACTAACAACCGGGATTGCCGTGATTGCCATTCAGAAGAACAAGGGGCGCGATGAAGGATTGGGGGGCGAGAGATCGAAAGAGAAGGCGAGGCTTTATCTTTCCATTGAGCCCGGAAAGCTCAAGATTGTGAAAGCGAAGAATTGGGTTAACGCAACAATGAATCCCAATGATATGACACAGGAGTTCAAACTTGCGAAAGGATGTCGATTTAAGCCGGAAGGGACGTGGAAAAGGACTGATTAAGCCTTTGTGGAAGGGTGTATTCAATCTCAATCGAGAGATCCATGTTTTATATGCCCATTCATACACGGAAAGGCAGGCATGGGTAGTTATGTGCAGAAGATTGGCAGATAAAACAGGGGTGAGATGGAGTACAGTAACGAATTATTTTAACGGAGATAAAGACAACTTCGTCATTACAAAGGAAATCGATGAAAGACAAAGAATTAATTGAAGAAATAACCAATATCATTGAAGCCGGAATCATAGTCGACCGATTCGCAACCTCAAGAGAAAACGTGAAAGCGCTTGCATTGCGGCAGGTGTGCAGAGCGACTAAGGCGTACCTGGAAAGCAAGAGAAGACGCGAATTCGATGCCGAAATATCCCAAAAGATAGATGCGATAGACACGATGCTTAAGTGGATTGGAGAAATCGTAGACGCAAAGGAGGAGTCATGAACCATGACCTAGGACAGATCGTGCACAGGATGGAACGGAGAAAGACGGACGCATCGAAGTCATCGCTGAAGAACGAATTGTTGCAGTGGAGAGATGCCCTGGAGGTGAAGCGCAGGATTCCAGATTGGAAACAGTTTCTTTCCGAACAGCTTGGACTCCGCAAATCTTCCCTGTTCGGCGGAATCCAGGTTTACAGGGAGTTTGGGGCCCTGCTGTTGCACCCGGTTGACGGAGAAGGGGACGATGCTTTCGACGTCCCATGTGAGTATGCCACGATACCGGTCAGCTCACTGAAATTACTATTGAAAGTGGCTAAGGGATGCTCCGACGATGTTAAGGAGGTCTGGCTTACCGAGGCGGCTGCTCTCAGCTTTAGCGATCTTCGCAAGCTTATCGCGGAAAAAGAAGGTCGCCCCGTATGCGATTGCACCGGAAAGCCGGTGGAAAAGATCGTCTGGTGCTGCCCCGACTGCGGGAAACGGGTGAAGAAAGACGAGGAGGAGGAAAGTGATGAAGCTCACGCCACAGTAAAAACCCGGCACGGGTAGGGCGCACGGATGGCCGCTCAAGGGGCCTGCGCGGACGGTGACAAGAAAATAAGGCGACACCCAGGGAAAAGACACGCCGCCCGACATCCAACGCCTTAGAACCGATTTAAACGGCCTGTGTGGAATTGTCCAACTTTTTGGAATTTGCGGAATGGATACACAGACCAAGCCTAATCACACTCACAGGAGATTTTATGCAAAGCATTTACAATGCAATCGACTCAGGGCAGTACGACGCGGCCATTGTCATTCTCGTGTTCTCCATTCTCGTGTACCTGGCAACAAGAAACCGAATAGAAAGCAGGCTTTGCAAGGCTTTTGTCATGGCGACGTATCCGGTAGTTTGGATCGGGGGAAAGTGGATGGAGAGGATCGAGAGGATCGATAGACAAGGTAAGGCGGAGCCCAATCGTGAGCCAACCGTATCCGACATCCGGCCAGCCGGAACGATCCGAGTTCGCGCCATGGGGGAAAACGGTGTATGGGCAGAGCTGCACGACTACCCGCTAAGGCTTTTGCCAACCGGCATATTACCGAAATTTTTATCTTGACAATCCCATCATTTTCTGCTTTCCTTCACCTCGACGACACACCACAACTACTTTTCGAACCGAATAGGCACGGTATGTGAACGACAAACCAATGAGCCAGCAAGAAACGGCAAGGAAAACGGGGAGAAAAAAAGGACTCAACCCAAAACAACAGAGGTTTGTAAACGAATATCTGATTGACCGGAACGGCACGCAGGCAGCGATTCGAGCAGGGTACAGCAAGCACACTGCCGGAAACATCGCTGGAAATCTGTTTAAAAAAATAGAAATCAGGGAGGCAGTAGCAAAAGGAGAGGAGGAAATAGCCAAGGGAACACAGCTCTCCCGTGACTATGTGATCAACGGTCTCCTGGCAAACGCCGAGCGGGCCATGCAGTACCGAAAGGTATTGGATAAGGATGGAAAACCGACAGGAGAATTCAAATACGACGGCCAAGTTGCAAACCGCGCCTACGAACTTTTGGGGAAAGCCATAAACATGTTTGCCGAAACAAGGCGCATTGAATTCGACGAGGCGACGCTGAATGCAATCCTTGCAGGACTGCCATCCGGATTTGGTGAGGCAGTACGCGCAGAACTTAGCCGCATTATTTCCGAAAAGCGTGGTTGAGAGCGCGCTTTCGGTTTCTGCGGCCTTTGAATCCTACCAGGGTGACCCGGTAGGGTTTTGCGAGACCACTTTCGGCGAGACTTATACCGATGACGTAAAGAAGATGATGGAATCGGTGAGGGACAACCCCGTAACGATTGCCAAATCGGCCAATCAGACAGGTAAAAGTCATGGAGCGGCCCGCGTTGCCGTGTGGTTTGCCAAATGCTTCCCCGATGCCCAAGTCTACACGGCCGCTGCACCACCCGAGGACAACCTGCGGCGCATTCTATGGGGTGAAATCGGGAACCTGGCAATCAAGCATAAGTCTATTTTTTCCGAATTTTCCCACAAAAACATGCATCTGGAACGCAATCCGCGCTCATTCATCACCGGTGTGACCATACCGCAAGCGGGAACAGATGCGGAACGACAGGCAAAATTTGCCGGCAAACATGCGCCTCACATATTGTTTGTCGTAGACGAGGGAGATGCTGTGCCCGATGCCGTATATGCAGGGATTGAATCCTGTATGTCCGGAGGTCATTGCAGGCTGCTTGTCATGTTCAACCCCAGAGCCGAGGCAGGGCCCGTATACCGGATGGAGCGAGACGGACTTGCCAATGTCGTGAGCCTCTCCGCACTCAACCATCCGAATGTCATGGCGGGCCAAAGCGCGATCCCTGGAGCCGTGGATCGCGAGACTGTCGTGCGCCGCATCAATCAGTGGTGCCGCCGGATGACAGACGCAGAGCCCCCGGATGCCGAGTCCTTCGGGCTTCCCGATTTCCTGATTGGCTCGACGGCCAAGGACCAGAAAGGAAAGGTAATGCCTCCTTTGGAAGCCGGCTTCTACAAGATCATGAATCCGGCTTTTTCGTACATGGTTCTCGGCCGCTACCCGGCTCAGGGCACGAATCAGCTCATCTCCCGCGAGTGGACTGCGGCCGCCAGGGCCCGCTGGGACCTCTACGTCACAAAGTGGGGAGAGATCCCGCCGAAGGACGTTGCCGGAATCATGGGATTCGACGTCGCCGAATTCGGGGATGATCTCACCAGAGCCTGCTTCCGCTATGGCGGGTATGTAGATCGGCTTACCGGATGGGGAGGCGTCGATATGATGGAAACCGGTGACAAGGGGTCCATGGAATATCACAGACGCAACCTGTACGGCGTTTCCGTCGATGCCAATGGAGTAGGGGCAGGAGTGGCCCCCCACATGCGCAGGCTGCGATGCAACGCTCACGGCATAAAGGTGCAGGAGAAGCCAACGGAAGTCGTCGAAGAAGGCGAGTTCAAGATCATGCGAGATCAGCTCTGGTGGAAATGCCGGGAATGGTTGCGCGTGGATTCCGGGTCGATGCTTCCGCCTGACGATGAACTCTTAGAAGAACTCCACACCGCAACCTATGAGGTCAAGGGGAAGTTCATCCGGGTCATGGACAAGGACACGTTCAAGGAACTCCTGAAGCGCAGCCCGAACTCGGCAGATGCCCTCTGCCTGACATTCGCCACGCTCGATCAGAAGACGATTCCATTTGCCGTCAAGCCCATAAAGAAGGTGAGTTACGCATGGTGAAGCTTCAATACATCGTCGGCAAGGCACGGCAATTCTGCAAGAACGACGACCTCTATCCTTTCCCCAATAGGGCCGCTTACTGCTGGGCCGGATTTCGTTCGAAGTGGGGCCTCTCAAGCTGGCGCAACTTCCGGCGCGAACTCTTCCGCAGGCTGTCCAGCGCTTGCGGCGTGCAGCTTGGCCATGTGTCTCCATGGTACCTAATCCTCATCGGCTGCATCCTGTTTCCTTCCAGGGGGTTGCAGTACCTCTGCGAGAAGATTGTCCCCATTGGTTACGACATCTGTAGCGATTCGTTTAGGGTCGGTAAGCATCGCTTTGACAGGTGGTTTCTTGAGGACCTCGCCGGGTTTCCGAAAGGGACCGTGTTTCGGATCGTGGAAAACGACGGCAAGCACATAACCATCGAGAGGATCAACTGATGCCAACCCAAGGCCTCGTAACGCCCGAACCTCTTGTCCAGACCGGCAAGACCTACGCCGAGCGACCGCTAATCCGTCGCCTCTCCAATGAGGACATCGAGAAGCAAAAAGAGGCCGAGGCAATGACGGCCTTCCAGTCCCGGCAGAACAGACCGGTGATCTCTAACCTCGCTTCTCACATCCGGAGCGCCTTTACCGCCGCCGTGTCGGCAAAGTCCACGATCCAGCAGCGCGGCCTGATGTGCCTGCGGCAGCGCGAGGGTATCTACGAGGCGGATGTCCAGCAGCTAATCAAGCAGTCCAATGGCACGAACATCTACATGATGATTACCGATGTCAAGTGCCGGGCCCTGGAGGGCTGGCTCAAGGACATCATGCTTCCCTCAGGCGAAAAGCCGTACTCCATCGACCCCACTCCGATCCCTGACATACCTCCCCAGTTGGTGCAGAAGGCAACGCAAGCCTTCGTTCAAGACTACATGGGAAGAGTGGCGCAACAGGCGGGAGTAGATCCGGCTACACTCCCCGCCGAGGCGATCAGCGAGGACGACTTCCGGCAGGCAGCCGAGCAGTTCAAGGACGAGCTACTTGCGCAGGTCCGCGAACAGGCAAAGAAGGATGCCGACGCCATTGAGAACAACGTCGACGATGAACTTACAGAAGGCAAGTGGTATGAGTGCCTAAGCGAATTCATTGAGGATTTCGCGACCTACCCGACAGCGTTCATGGAGGGGCCGATCTATCGCAAGCGTTCCGTGCTCGCATGGGAGCCTATCCAGGGCACGATGATGTCACGGATAACCGTTGCGGAGAAGATCGTCAAGGAATACGACCGGGTTGACTTCTTCGATGTATATCCGGCTCCGGGGGCAAAGACTGTCCAGGATGGAGACCTGTGCATCCGGAAACGCTACACTCGTCGCGATCTCGACGCCCTGCGAGGAGTGGAAGGGTTCGACAGCGATGCAATCGACCAGATCCTTAAGCAGTATGCCAGAGGCTACAGAGAGTGGGTGGCCTACGACACGGAAATTGCCGACCTGCACGACAGACCCAATGAGACACAGGACCCCGAGGGGCATATTGACGGCATCAAGTTCTTTGGCTCCGTCCAGGGATTCATGCTCCGCGAGTGGGGCATGTCGGTCGAAGAGATCCCGGACCCATATCGAGAGTACCCGGTAATTGCATATTTGGTAGGGACCTACGTCATTGGGGCCCGCCTTAATCCTCACCCGCTTGGCAGACGTAACATCTACAAGGCATCGTTCCGCAACAAAAACGGCTCGATATGGGGTAAGGCTCCCGCCGAGGTCATGCGGGACAACCAGAATATCTGCAACTCGGCGGCTCGGGCTATGTGCAATAACGCGGCGGTGGCTTGTCTTACCGGAGATACCGTTGTATACAGGCAAGGGCAACGTCACGGCAAGGCTCCCGTCACCCTTCTTGAACTGTGGAATCGCAAACACAGCCACAACAGCGGCCTTCGCAGAACAAAATTGCGCTCTCTCGATGAAGAGACGGGGAAATTCTTCTCTAATCGCGTCGTGGATATTCTCGACAACGGCATTGCAGAGGTATTCGAGGTCGTCACCGAGCGCGGATACCGCATTAAAGCTACAAGTAATCACAGGTTTATGCGTGAAGACGGCGAGTGGAGCTACCTTGATTCGTTCGGAGCAGGCTCCCTTATTGCCGTGAATGGACAAGCCGCAGCCTCTCCTCTTGTTTGTATTGAGTGCGGAGGAGAGAAATCAGCCAGGGGAATCAGGTGTAGAAAATGCGCTTCGCAATTCCACAACAGCGAGTGGAATCGGCGGCAGGCGGAAGCGGCCAGGACGAACCGCGACTCTTCAGGAACGACCGCAAGGAGAAGAAAGGTCTGTCGCCTGGAGATGAAGGATTTTTGTGCAGATTGCGGCGTGAAAGCATCAGAAAGCAAAGGACTCCATCAACACCACAAAGACAGGGACCCGTGGAGGAACGAACCCGATAACCTCATGACGCTCTGCGAGCCGTGCCATGTAAAACGTCACACCAAAGAAGATAGTTTCGGCGATCCCTTCCTTCATCGATATGTTTCCTACGACCGGGTTGTGTCTATCCGGTCTGTCGGAATGGAGCGTGTTTTCGATCTTGTCATGACAGGGCCGAATCACAACTTCATCGCTAATGGATTTGTCTCTCATAACAGTGGACCGCAATGCTGGCAGTTTGTCGATCTCATCCCTGCCGAGTGCGACCGGACGAATATCTACCCGTGGAAGATCTGGGAGTTTTCATCCGAGAGGGTAAAGGCCGCCGGCATGAAGCCCATGGAATTCTACCAGCCCGATCTCCACGTCGGGGAACTCCTGAAGCTCTACCAGTACTACTTTGAGCAGGCATCCGAGGTGACCGGGATTCCGGCATACATTTACGGCTCGGAAAAGGTTGGCGGAGCCGGATCGACGGCCAGCGGACTCTCCATGCTGATGAACGCAGCGGCCAAGGGCCTGAGAAATGCAGCCTCGAACATCGATAAGGGAGTTATCGCCCCATCCGTAGAGGAACATTGGCTGACGATCATGCTGACGCAGCCTTCCCTGGCTCGTGGAGATTGCCGGATCAAGGCCCGGGCTTCCGAATACCTCATCCAGCAGGAACAGCTCCAGATGCGCCGGTCGGAAGTGCTCGAAAGGACTAACAATCCCGTCGACTTGCAGATCATGGGGATTGACGGCAGAGCGGAACTGTTGAGGGAGAATTTCAAAAGCCTGAAAATGAACGTGGACAAACTAATTCCTCGCCGGGAGGATATGATTGTCGCCCAAGTGCAGCAGCAGGTACAGCAGATCGTCATGAAGCTCTCGCAGTCCCTTGGAGTGGCTCCCGAGCAGATCATGGCGGCGTTGCAGAGTCCGGGACCGTCTGCGCAGCCGGGGAAGCCGCAGGAAATCGGGCCCGACGGTCAGCCCATGGCCGGAAAAGACGTAAGGATGGTCAATCAATGATGGATTTCATCAGGTTCATGGCATTTCGGTATTGGAACGATTTCGATGCGAAGTCTGCTGGGTATCGCGTCTACGTCCTGTTTGCCTGGACTTTCATGATCGTTGCATTGGCATCGGCGTATAACGCTTATTGTATCATCAGGAGGTTGCTATGAACGAAGCCGAAATTATTATGCGAATGATGCTTCCCGCGTTTGCGAAACTTCAAAGAAAAGGCGCCGAGGAGTTCCTCGATGCCTTAAACATATGCCTCGCGCCGGTAAGGGGGGATTTCCTTTTCCGTCTCACGGGTGATGGAGTTGATTTATGGGGGACGAGGGACATGAAGGCATACGAGATGAAACGTCTCATGGATATGTGCCTGCCGGAAAACAGACTTGGGACGAAGGAAGATCCCGTTATTCTGACCGAAAACAACTTACTGTACATCTTATTAGACATGATCTCGGTCGTCAATAAGAGTTCAGTAATTGAAACAGGAAATAATTACGCCATCATCTCCAGCGCGAGTGTGCTCCGTAAGCTTAGAAAAGCAGACGTGAATACGGGAATCGTTGAAAATCAAGGCGAGAGCCAAAGCGATTTTATCGGAAGAATGTCCATTGCAAACTCTACGCTTTCTTTCTACCGCAACGACATGGTGCCTTCATATTGGCTGCGCGGTGGGGATGAGATACATGATGTTGCTACAACGATTTTCTGCATAAAGACAGCCTCATGCAATCCGTATATGCTCGCGAAAGAGCAGATAGCAATGGCCATCGTGAAGGTTGAATCTGCCGAAAAGCCAAGCAACAAGCAGAAGCCTATCCTCGTGCAGAATCCTCCCGGCGTATGGGAATGGAAAGCAATGTTCAGGGCGAAGCTGATTTCCTCTCTGTATGCCGAGTTCAGCAAGAGACACCCGGAAGCCAGCACAGATTATGAAGGGACCATAGAAAGGCTTGGCGATACCGTCAGTATTCGTCCCAAACCGAAGCTGGGAGCATTTCAAATCTTCATCAACTTGGTCATAAGCCACGAAGTTGTTTTTCCCTACCCTGACCCAATCCTCAGAACAAGAGATGCAATAGAAGCCGAGGAGTGCATTGGCGAAGTAATTGCCAAGTTATGTCTTCCGACATCTCCGATAAAGGCATTTGCCGCACAAATCATCGACAATGGGGAAACCTACAGTATCGTATGGGGTGTGCTCGCCGAACCGAATACAGTCAAGCCTCCCCTCGAGGTGCAGTCACGGAAAGACAAGCAATGCCGGGACTGTGCGTATTGGGCGAAAGATGTTCCGGACATCATCCATCGCAAGCCCTGCCTGCTTCCATCGGAAGCAAAGAGCGAGATGCCAAAGGTTCTCACTCACGCAACATATTCCTGCCCGGACTGGAAAAGGGTCGAGGTGGAGTCGTGAGCGAGCACAAAAAGACTTATGCCGACGATCTTACGCTCGATGAAATTAAAGCGAATGATCTTGAGATGACGAAGGAAGCTATAAAGCAGGCCAATAAGTACAGCTTCGGCCCGGACGCGAAGAAAGCCGCGCTGTTCGTGCGTTCGTGCCTGGAACGGACCTTCATCCACTTGGGAATGACCTCTCCGCGTCCTCCGGAAAACTGCAACTCCGGCCCGGCTCGTCTACGTCATGCGGCCAAGCTCGACAAGGAGATGCGGGAGAGACAGGTCCGCGTCGAACATCGCAACAAGTACACGGGCAACGATACTTGGCGCTGCGGGATATACGTCTACCAGCGCGACGAACTTGTTGCGTTCATCAGCGACGTCTTGATGCAGCGCAGGACCGAGATGGACCCGATCTCGCAAAAGATCGGACGGGAACAGGTGGGGTATATTGTGGTAACCAATGCACGCCTCGACGACACAAAGCGGATCTTTCTCATGCCGGGGATCATGCAAAAGGCGAGCGGAAACTAATGTGTAAATGCCAGAAATGCTAAAGGAGGTTACCGAAATGAAAGAGGAGAAAAAAGGATATTCGAGACGGTCATTTTTGAAAAAAGGAGCGTGGATAGGAACCATAGCGACAATGATTCCGGCTGTGGTCGGAAACGCGGCAGCAATACAGTTGCCGACAAGCCCCCCCGCTGAGTCTGGACGCGACGATCCAAATATTGTTCCGACAACGCTGTCACCCTGTCCATTTTGCGGATCTCGAAGAGTGGAAATGAGCAGAACAAAGAAAAAAAAC